TTACAGAACCTCAGCTCAAGATAAGCTTTCTTCTCTCGCTTCCCTTTGACCTTAACAGTGGCCAAAGGAGTCATTTTGACCGTACTTTTGACAACTTTGACCCCTTTGGGATGCGACTTGGGGTCAGAATCACTGAACAAGTCACATATTTTTTTAGCCATTGCGTGCTTTCGCAACGCTTTGTGTACAGTTTCTCTCATCTCATAGTGCCGATTTGAGGGGGGTGAAGGGGGGTCGTAAGCACCCATTTTAGGGACACGTGCTGCGGCGATACGTCTCGCCATTCGCTCACGAGTATGTCTGTCTACGGCCCGCTGGAGTTTATCTTCCTCTTTACGACGCACATCTTCTTGAGAGGTAATGGCGTCTGAGGCAGCGGCGACGGGAGCCTTAATGGCTTCCCAAGCGGTGGCAAGAGCATCAGCCGCTTTCTTTTTGCGCTTATTCTTCTTTACCTTATCCGGTAAAGACTTGTGATCCAGAGTGTGGTCGGACCACCGCTCAGCCATCTCAGGCTCATTGGCGTACATCCACTTCTGTTGTGATTTGCTTTTGAAGGGCATCCGTGCGCTCCGGGAAAAAAGACCGTTTGCATCTTGTAATTCTAGCCTGTTACAGCGGCCACGACCAATAGGGATTACCCTAAATAATCTCCTCACCACGCATAGCTGACATCAGCCGCGCCATTCCACTTCCATACGTTGGATAGTATACACCAACATGCCTCATAACTTCGATATCAACTACTACTCCCTTCATCTCTTCTGGGTGATTCATCACCCCCGGCTTCGGCGTAGTAACGATATTTCTGTCTCCAAACTCCTCTTTTAATTGCTGAACAGTGCGGGGGCACTCTGAAATAACAAAAAACAGCGTAGCGGGATCTTTTTTTATGTGCTGCCTCATTTGGGGAACAATACGCCCATAAGCATCCCAGCTTTTTAATTTCGGGTGTAATTGTCGCATATAGACTCCAACCGTAGGACGCCCTCCAAACGATTTCAAAACCTGATCCCGCACTTCCTGTTGCTCGTCATGTAATTTTAGATGTTCGTCATAAAGCTCGGCCATACGTTGAACAAGCTGCCAGCCGTTACCGTCAACGTTTAACCAACCATGCGCTTCCACCACTAAAGACGAATCCTTGTAATCCGCAAAGGGTACGGGACGCGCAGATGCCTGCATCTGAGCTACACCCAGCTGTGTGTGTCTAAGACCGTAAGCCGGTAGACCTTCGTGATTCACAGCACGCCACTCTCCCTCCGTGAGCATAGGGAAATTAACGTTATAAAGTTCAGACACACAAAGAGGAAAATTAGATTCCTTCAAAGCATGCGAAGACGTACCACGATAGGACGTAGGCCAGTTTAACGCAAAAGCGTGTCCACTACCCTTTATGCCATCAAGGCTGGCAAGCAGAGGCAATAGGCGGTTACCCATTCCCCCGACAGCTCTCAGAAAAAGCGTGTTAACATCACGAGTCATTTTCCTCTTCCATCGCCTCCGTCATATGTGCACTAAAAGACCTAGCGTTTACCAAAGTCTCAGGTCCTTTATCCCGGTGATACCCACGACTAGCAATCCCCACCAAGGGGTCCCATAGACTGCCAAAATCAATAGCCGTATGTCTTCCCTTTGTTAAAGGGTAAATCTCGTGGAGTATGATTTCAGCAGGCATACTAGCACAGATGGAGATAAGGAGAGGCACCTCATCTTCCTGATAGGAAGTGAGGATAGCTTTGATTTTTGCGGTGATAGCGTCCTTCTGTAAATAAGCATTACGAGGAGGGACGTCCACGAATTTCCAATAGTGCAAAGGTAACGAAGAATTATTGTTTACAGCTCCCAAGTGAGGAGGACCAATCATCAACACGCGACGTGTGTTTACCGACGCTACAATCCGATGTAAATGGCCGTGCAGTGAGCCCTGATGTAAGACATCTGAGTCTACCCATTCCATGTCTTCAATTCCGGCTTTCCCTATCTGCTCCAGTATCCGGTTCTCAAAAATACGAAGAGCAAGACCCTGCATCCCCATGATGTATTCAGGCTTATCCGCCAATACGTTAAAAAGCTCTCTCCCCATCTCAGGAAAATACTTATGCCTGTCGCAATTAGATTTGCCGGTGTACTGCCCAAACACAGCACGCCACTCCCCGTCACCCCACCTACTAAAGGTAAAAGAATCGTCGGGATCTTCTATCCTTGATAACACATCATCCAATTGCAGTACTTTTCTTTTTACCATTCTAGGTTCCTTGTCAACCACCAACATCTACCGATGCGGGCCAACTCTTTAGGCGAAAACAACTCGTCTTTATGGCATCGCTCGATAGCTGCTGCGATAGACGTCAGTTGTCCACTTCCATTTACAAAATCATCCCCGAATATAATTGCCCCGGGAAAAAGCCGTAGGCAATCCGAGATATCCATATAAACATCGTCTTCTTCGTGGCTTCCGTCGATATAAATAAAATCAGGAGAAACCCCGTGCTCCTTAACAATAACCAAACCCTCACGTGAGTTCTCCCGTACGGGAGTGATACGGCTTCGCTCCGACCATAGATTGCGACAAAAAGTATCATACAGCGAAGGTAGTCGCTGTTTGTATTCTTCCTTCTTGTAGTGCTCTTTACCGCCCTCCCAAGTATCTACACAAATAACGTCCATCTTCGTATGCGTTAAAACCCACGCCGTACTGCCTCCCCCTGTCCAAGTACCTATCTCCAAATACGTTGTTCGGTGGGAAGGGCACCCACCCAGCAAGGCACCAAAAACACGCATATGCTCCTTGCGATTGAACCAACAGTGTCTGTCCGCAGGTACAGCCGGGATGACCTCAGGCCACGGGTATTTTTCGTTTAAAGTTTCTAACGTCATTCTGCTTCCTCCGACGGAAATATCTCCCAGCTACCGCCTGTTAAGCTATTACCCGTCATAGCTTGCCTTGCCTCTAACTCAGCCTCTGGTGGCAGCGGGGGGAGGATCATAGATCGCATAAGATGAATGGCATTTTGTAAATCTTCTCGTCTGCGAGCGTTAGGCTCCTCGCTCACAACTGACACGGTTCGCCTAAGCACCTCCTCAATATCCCCTTTAGGTATCTTCAGCTGCTGAACATCGTGCAAAAGATCTAAGGGTCTCTCCGCGATCATGTCGTGAAATTGCATAGCACTTAAACTGCCAATTTTCGTCACTAGATAATCAGATAAAACTCCCTTGGGTTTTATCATGTGCGGGGGAAGAACGCAGACGAACGAGAACAAACGGTCGTCGGCCCACCGTATAAGATAAGATATATTAACTTCCGCCACGCTATGTCTGGGCGCATTACGTTGCGTGATAAGTAAAGAACCCCAAAATTCCTGTACCCACGCACCAGACGGATCAGCCTGCAAAAAACTTAACAAAACAAAAAGCGCATCGCCTTCCGGCGTGCGCTCTGTTGTTTCCTCTTCTTCCTCTTCCTCGTCACCATACGTCTCGGCGGGTGAGACCTCTGGAAATAGTTCCTTCAGCCAACCTGCGAAAGCTTCAGACCCTCGAAGCCTCGCCTCCTCCGTCGAAAATTCCATATCTTCGAGGTACTCGGCAAACAGCTTGAGCAAGTAAGGAAAAAATACATCGTCAGGGCTCATATCTGAATACTGTTGGTGGGCTCGATTGCTCCGGGTTGCAGGGCACCTTCCTCACCTTCTCCTAATTGTGTCCTTGTGCCGTCAGCCAAGGTAAGCACTACGTATCCGTTAAAGGCACTGGCCGTAGTCGGCACGTTCCTCTTCAACTCTTCCTTAAAGAAATCGAGAAGGGGTTGCGCGGCTTTCAGCGTCTCCAAGTGTTGGGTGTCCTGTTTCGGTGCGTTTTCCTGTTGGTACCTCGCAGTTAACACCTGAAACAGGTCTGGTGCCACATGAAGATCTTCCCCCGGTAACGGGGACAATCGGCTCAGGGACGGGGTCGGGGTCGGGCGGGTTTCGTCTGTACTCATCGTTTAACTCCTTGCTAATTTCCTTCGTGCAGGTGAGCGTGTCAATTGTCGCTTCTAAAACTTGCAGCTCACCGTATCCGGCAAGTTTTAAAAGTTGTCCACGTCCTAAATTAAAAGAACGTGGGAATTCTAATGATCCATACATCTCCCCGTCGACGAATAAAATTTTCGTTTTCGTCGTGGGGAGTATAGTGGCTACGGAAGACCCTCCCCCCATTGCCGCAAGTAACTCAGGGGGGAATTTGATAGGTATCTTTACCACTTAACCATCTACACCCAAAAACTTAGCGACAGTAGACTCAAGAACCGACTTATCCATAGCCGCTTCTTTCGCCATCTCCGCGAGCTTCTTGACGGGTGCTTCCAGCTCAGAAATCATCGCGTACATCTGTAACCCGGGAGCGCTACCGGGATAAACACCCCGATGAACAACAGTGTTAGCCCCTTGCAATGCACTACCTAACGTACGACTCATCTGAGTAAATCCGGCATCGAAAAAGTCCATGCTGAGCTGATCGAGCGTCTGTAAATCACCTACGAACAGCACAGCCCCCTTCTTACCCTTGCGGAGGTCAACCTCTGCTAAAATACTACTCGACAGCTGATCTCTGATAGCTTGTGAAATATCCGCCGGACTATTGATTTGCGTCGGCTCCAACGACGAAGCTCCCATAACCACAATTCCGTGATCCAACAGCTGCGCGAGCTCGCTGCGGTCAAAAGTGACAAACGGACTATGGACTGCCGCCAGCTGATTAAAAATATGAAACAGCTGAGAGACGGTATTGTTAATAGTCGAATGCACCGAGAGAAAGCCGGGCTGGTACAACTGACGAACTTGAAAATTGTCCACCAGAACAACCGGACTTACCTTAAGATCTAGCAGCTTCTTAAGACTCTGGAGCGCATTACGACAAACCTGCTGACCCTCCCCGGTTTCCGGCAGCGAGAGGATGACACCAACCCTCGGGGCGTGTCCTTTGCTTTCCATATATTTACGTGCAATCTCGACAAGCTGCGGAGACAACCCACTCCCAGTTCCGCCCCCAAGTCCAGCACAAATCAACCCGTACTCTACGTCATTACCCCAAGAGCGTTGAAGGAGATCCCAGACCTCTTCTTCGCGGCCATCCAGACTGTCGGCAGCAAACTGAGCATCTTTAGCCGCACCGCCGACATCTAAGCTGTGACGATGAATCTCCTCGGGTAATCCCTCAAAGTCTGTATCCGTAGTATTAATGCAACTAACACGACGGTAACCCAAAGTATGAAATGCAGCAGCTAAGCGACCGCCACCTTGTCCGGCCCCTAAAAAAGCCATATTAAACGCTACGTCATAACCGTGGGCGTCGTTAATAACGACCTGCTTAGCCGCTTGTTGGTGAGCCTGCGGCGAAACTACAGACGCCACATTGGAAACGTCTACAACAGTCACGTCAGGCGGAACCGTAGGAGCGGCAGACGACGTAGGAGCAGCCGCTGGTGTTGGAGGAACAGGGGCTGCTACAGTGTTTACCACTGGCTCAGGGGTTTCTCCCGCCTCCTCGACGTTTCCGGCTGCTGCTTCAATTGATTTTCGTAATTCATCGTCTGTTGGACGAGGTTTATTTTCACTGTCATTCATTTCTTCGGGACTCCTTGACCTAGTGTAAAAGTCGCGAGGACCAAATTCGCCTTGGACGTTTCTGGTGACGCGGATTCTTTTTGCCATTTAACTTGCCTTGCGTTTACTCACCTTCCGACCATATCGGTGCGGTGACTGCACATTGCCACTTGCCTCATGCAACGCCTTCCGGGACTTCTTCTTTTCCTTCTTGTCTTTAACTTTGAACGTGCGCGAATGGGAGGACGGTCGTGGTGGTACCATCGAGGGCCGATGATACTTTTTACGAGCGGCCAACTTACCTAAAAGTGCGATCTTTTCGTACATAACATGCCTTCCATAGCCTGTATTTAATCCCACGTAACTGCTAGGTGATCCTCCTTGCCGACAACAGAAGACCGCGTAAAACTATACGTGGCTTTCACCTTTAATTCATCATTATCAATGTACCAGACTTTATCGACCAAACCGAGATCACCTTCCAAAGATTGGCGGTAGTTAGCTACAACCGCTTCACGGTCCTTACGCTCGGTATGCGGAACCCACCCCTTCAAAATATCCCCGCAATCCTTCTCTGTTATTCTAACCACTACCAAATCTGTTATGTAATTCTGCCATAAAGGTAAGAAAAAGCAAAGTTTATTATCCGCTAAAATCACATCCCCGTCCTCAGGAAATTTAGACAAGTACTCTTCGGGCCCCGGAAAAGGTGTACTGTAAAACCTCGGACGGCGTGTAGAAAACCAATCCAAACCACATTCATCCATGATAGAATCGTGCATGCGCAGAAGCTCGCAATTTTCCCCGTTATGTACGTATTTATGCTCGGCCCCGTGTAACCGCAAATCCTGTGCAGGCCACAAAACAAACCCTCCTGCCTCTTCCAGCCTGTAAGATACCTGATTTAACCAAGCCCCAAATAGCCCGGTCACGCCAATCACACGACGTCCCACTCTTTCGCCCAAAAGAGACGAAATTGTTTCGAGTGGTTCTTCTCTCGGGTCGTAGTCTTCTTCTGGCATCTCGAATACAGCTCCCTTTCTCCAGTGATAGCCCTCGCCAAAGTACTCACCACCGATACGAAACGGGGTCCCGCCACAGGCGCTCCCACCCAGTTAGAGTATATATCACATTCCACGAGTAGACCATTCACTTCGTTAGTAATAAATTCCGAATACGGGCTTATATCGTAAACGATAACGGGAGTCCCACATGCAAGACTACGTTGTGCCACGATGCCCGTGTCTACGCGGGTACTCGGTATCCATGTCCAGTCATTATTGTGCATGTGACGAACATGTGACAAAGGGGAAAGAGAGTAATTAAAAGTCAGCCGATCTCCGTGGTTCTTTAACAGGTCACGAATAAACCGCCTAGACTTCTTGGACCACGACTTACCGCAATCAACTGTAAACTTCACACGGGGAAACAGTTTTAAAAGGTCCAATATAGCCTTAAGAACTAAAAGACCAGTCTCGTCTATAACGTGAGGAGACACAGGAACATAAATGGATAAATCATCCGTCTCTGCCCCGTATGCGCTTTCTACGGCATCTAGCCCGCTGTCCCACAGACACCAACTAATTTTCTTGTGTTGCGATGGGGCGTCACCGTAAGTACGCGACAGAAGTTCGTCCCTAGCTTGCTTTGACGGGCACACGATACGACCGGAGGACTGCGGAGAAAACGGATCAGACTTCTCCATGTCATGACATAGGGGAACGTACCAGTGCCTCGCACCCGGGGACACCAAAAAAGACTTCTGGTAAGTAGACTCCCCGCTAGAAAACCAAACTATGTGGGTGCACCCACTAGCCCAGCGGTAAGGTCGGTCCCCTTGATCTCTGCGTACATACTTATCCCAGTAATGATCCACACCCTTCTGGACCGGACCAGCAGCTAAGAACTTGACACTCATAGCCAGTTCTCGACCTAAATCCGCCAAACGTATGGCTGACAAAGTAGCCTCGCAGCGACGATAAGGGGCACAAATACCTAAAGTGTACATATAAATAAATCATCGCTTATGTGAGACAAAATTGAAAAAGCATGACTCCTCCCGGTGTCCGGGGATATGACCGTACTGAAACCCTAATCGCCAGCAAACGTAGTTGAAGCTCAACTGATCGCGAAAACTATCCTTTGTAAGTTCATCCCACCACGCAGCGTTAAACTCGTGAACAGGGTCTGTGTTTGCTCGTATGACGCACGCTGTCTCTACCATGCCATTGTAGGGCGGATAGCCCTCTGCCCGATATCTATCCATCTGAGAACGCATAACACTGACATTATCTTTTCTATGCCTCTCGCAAGCTCTCTCCTCCTGATAAGCACACTGACGTAAGGGATGCTTAAAAGTAGCGACATCGTAGCCCGATATCACCTGCGGTTTTACTATGTCCTCCCACACCTTCACGCCTTTAAAAATCTGGCTGCCGTCTACCCACACACTATAGTCATGAGAAGGCAAAACACGCTGCGACATACATTTGTGGTAACGGGCGCTACGACGGGGACAAGTGGCATGATGCCATTTTAATGGCCCCACCTCCCACACTCCCGTATCACCCGACGGAGATCTATCTGTGAATAACACAAACTTCACATTGTCTTCGGGGATAGGTGCCCCTTTAAACAACGTGCCAGCTAAATCATCATAACCAGCTGTTACACAACTATAAACAATTACCTGCGGTGTCATTATGTGGATGTCTTCCTGTACCATCTTCCCTTGCGAAATTTATTGCCACGAGTCACGGCCCGATAGTGGAAAATAAAACTACTAGGCACTATCCCCATACGAAATCCCAACTTCCTCCACCTACCTTGTAATTCATCCTCGTTCAACGTCATAAGAGGAGTAGCATTTTTATGTCCTCGACTCGTTAGATCGTTGCGAGGTCGATAAACGTCATTATCGTCATAACGTCCCTTCCACCACGTATCCAGTGCGGCCATCTGAAAAAATCCGTTAACCGGGCAGTCTAAAACAGCCCCGAGATGTTTCTCTAAGAGGTACGCTTGAACTCGGTTAATGTATATATCCGAATCATCTAGCTGGTAGTCGGGGAAATAACGCCACACTTCCTGATGGTGTTTTGCAGTAACGCCCGGAGCGTTAGATACAGGGCCAACCATCGAATAACCGTGCGTTAATGCGTGTAAAAGACCCTGATACCACAGGCTGGGAAAGATTATGTCGTTGTTACCGCAAATAACATAATCACATCCAAAATCGCGGGCAATCTTAAGACCTTGATTCCAACTGCGTGTAAGACCGCCCCACTCGTCAAACCTGTAAACAAAACACTCCTGACCTTTATACTCGGCCTGCATTTTCAGGTGGCTCTCGTGGATCGGCTCCCAACCCGGGGAGGCGTCATCCACGACAATAGCTACCCCGTCCGCCGTTGTCTGAAAAAACGACCGGAGAGCTGCAACCGTGTATTCGTGTAATTCGCCCTCACGGTGAGTGGGACATATGAAGCCTATACGAGTCATAAAGCGCCCTTACATAGGAGCTGCACCGCCGCCCTGTCCTTGCTGACCCATCAGCATTGCGCCTCCCTGCATTCTGGCACTCCTACGTATGTCGTCCATCTTTTCACGCACCAAAGCGTGAAGCGTAGGATTAAATTGCTTAAGCTCCCTGAGCTGAGAATCTTTCTGACCCTCAGGTAGACCCAACAACTGCTGAGCTAACGACTCTGCCGCTGCCTGCAAGTCATTCGGCGTTATCGGCACATCTGGGCCCATCGTGCCAATGTACGCACTCACAGGAGTCATACCCGCATCCAGAGCAGATTGCCCATCAGGACCGACAGGATTACCGCCACCGCCTTGGCCGCCAGCAACAGCCCCAGCCATAGAAGCAGGAGCACCCATAGCACCTTGTTGACCGCCCTGAGGCTGTGGAGCCATCGGATTCATACCCTTAGCAACTTCAGCAGCAAATCCTGCCTGCTCCATCTCCTCCTGAGTTCGAGCTTGCAGCTCTTGCTGCTTTTGGGCTTCTTCGGATAAGAGACGTTGCTCGGTATCCCAATCGTAGCCAATGGCCTTGAGTCCCGTAGTGCCGGATACCTGCTGACCCATCATCAACTGGAGAGCAGCCATCTGCTTGTTCATGTCGTCAGCAATCGTCACGCGGGTTAGAGAACCGTCAACAGGTTCCCAACTCATCAACTGAGAAATACCCTTAAGTATCCATTGAATAAGGCTGTTAGCTTCCTGCACCATGTTACGCCACGTACTCTCAAACAAACGTAACGCCACCGGCGCAGCCTGCAAAGAAAGCGTACCCTTGTACAACTCCACAGGCGTGCCAGACTCATTCAAAAGAGTCTCCATCCCCTGATCCATCAAGTCCTTAGGCGCTAACTGATTCGCATCGCCTCCTAGCATCTGATAATTCACCGGGAATGGAAGAATCTGCCAGCTGGCCGGGTCTTGGCGACGTCTGTTCATCATCCCCTTAACTTGTGACTTGAAATCCCCGGAATTATAAAACATCATAGGGTCTTGGGATGCCATGCCTCCCGCGTTTCCGCCGCCCCGAGGAGCAGGCGTAATCAGACGGAAAGGGATAACATAGTCCAGAGCAATCGCTTCGTTATATCTGCGAAGAACCTGCACGTAGTAAATCTGACGGAAATTCACCAAGCTACGAGGAAGGCCCCACCCACGGTTTCGAATACCAGCAAGCGTAGGCTCCTTCATGTGAAAAATAGCGTCCTCGTTAAACCGGAACATATGGTTATTCTTAATCGCCTTAAGAACTTCCTCACTCGCACGCTCTAAATGAAACAAGTGACCTTTTCGAACAAGACGCTTGTAGTCTTCTGGGATACGCCACAAGTAAGACATTTCGTCTGTATACGGGTCGTGAAGTATCTCTATTTCGTGGGGACTCCATCGCTTTAAAGAGATGTGCTCTTCTTCGTCCTCAGGCTTATCCACAACCTTCCACGCACCACGCCACTTTGTCTTGGGGCATGTAGCAATAAACTCAAACTCGGGTGACCACTTGAAATCAAATTGTGCGTTTTTGTACACCACATGAAGTGGGTACATGTCTCCTGTCTTAGGTGACATGAGGTAACGTCGGAAAGGAACCAGAATACTACCGAAGGCGTTCCCGTAACACATGCGGTCACGCATCATGTTCTGGAGGAAATCCATTGCGTGCAAAGAATCATCTAAGAATTCGGTGTACTTGCTTTTCTCGTCATCGGAAACGTCCCCCGCTATCTCGATGTCCGTGAGAAAATACGAAACAACTCGCTCCATAGACATCCGGTATGTGCCGAAAACATTCCAGATATACTCAGACCACGAAAGAGCATTCCGGATGGTATCCGGCATGTTCTGAGACGCAACGTCCAAGAAGGGGTCCGGAAATACTTCCGATCCCCCGGGTACAGAATGCTTCCAAAAATTAGACCCTGACATGACTATCCTCCGTGATGTCCGCTACCCAACCCCTTAAACAAATTTTCGTGTGCTTTAAGGCACGAAAGTGCGTCTTCGGCATTAGCTAATTTTTCAAGTTGGCCCCGCATCTCTTCTTGTAACTCAGGGTGCTCGCCAATGCCCGCCGGGTTTTCAAAATAAACCAATAAATTATGGAGCGCTTCAGAACGTTGAGCCGTGTAATTATCGGACAACGCCTCGTAAGCTAACTCGCGTCGACTATTCGCCATCCTGTTGTGTCTCCTCTGCTACAGCATCGACAGCCCGTGATACGGTACTATCTGCCATGTCATCTGCTTCTTTCTCTGTCTCCGGCTGCGACGCTTCCCCGAACTTTAGCAGTAACTGATCGCCATCAACCCCCGCTTCGCCTTTGGGGCCTTTGCAACCACCACCACAACAAGTCCCCAGAGGAGTATCCCCGTTAATAACACCACGTTTTTCCATTGACATTAGTAATTCTCCTTAATTGCGTCATCGTCGTCGTGCTTAAACAACACAACCACGTCTAAAACTCCAATATGAAAATGAATCCCAAGGCTCGAACAAGTGTACGTCTTTTTATCCTTAGGAATCGTCATCTTAATCTTTGCATCACCAAGCGATGGAGGAATCCACTGATAGCCCTCCTCGTAACGAGTGTCATATACGAGGGCTATACAGCTACCGCCTTCAATCACCTCATGATACCGAGCCCCCATTGTACCCGCTTGCGGCATTTCAAAATAGATTTCCTTTGTCGGCTTTATCGGAGCTGGGATACCTAAGAAAGGCATTTCCAAACATTCGTTGGGTGATGTTATCGTATCCGGCATTTCTTCCTGTACCTCATCCTCGGCTTCTGGTGTGCTCGCTTCGTCTTCCGTCAATTGTACGGGAGACTCCCGCTCCTTGTGAAGGTCAGCCACCTGCGATGTGAGCTGACCAAGTAAAGTTGATTGCTGCGCTAACATAGCATGAAGCATATCATTAGCTTGGTCCGCACCAACCGCAGACGGATTATCCGCCACAACGGGATTCACTTGTGGTTGTGGTTTTTTCAACCTAGGCTTATTCATGTTAACCGGCTCCTTCTTTAAAACCTGCTGCGGAGTGGAGGGAGATGCCTTTTTCCCGCCATCCGCCAGCTCGGCGGCAATGTTACTAAACGCCCGAAAAGCCCCGTCCCCATCAGGAGAGGCCCCCACAGCTTGTTGAATTTTATTATTTAAATCGTCTACTTCAACAAACTTTGAGAAATCTACTTCTAAATTTCCATCGTCCATATCGGGATCGATGATTATCTTGCCGGGCTTATGTGGATCAAACCCAAGAGACACACCGTCTTTTGCCGATCGCGGAATCGTGGTGCCATATGCGTTTAATCCCGGATGGTAGGCGGTGTCGTCCGGAGTGTGTGCAGTTACAAGTCCTGTCTTGTTATCCGGCATGGTATTTTCTCTTGATGGCTAAAAAAAAGTCACACTTAGTGTAACATACTAATCCTCTTCTTCCGCATCCCCTGCGTCATCAAATTGGTCATCCTTAGGGGCTCCGTAAGCGTAGTAATTCTCGGCATTGCCTTGTGTAAATGCCTCATCCCCCAGCCAACCATCCTCTTGCACCTCCGGCAGTGTTGGGTTTTCTGCAAACTGAAGCATAGAATCACTTCCCTTGGGTACGATAACTACCTCCTGATCCGACACCAACAAGTAGCGCTGACCAGTGCCATCCGGACGTGTAAGTCGAAGGGGGGTACCATAAAAAGCCCAAACAGAAACTTCCTCCCCTTCAAGGCGTCCGATATGATTTACTAAATTTTCTAAATCAGAGAAAACACGTACTCGGGAATAGTCCCCCTCGGGCATCTCACATAAGCACCACGCGGGTTGCGTACTAACCTCAACACGCACCTCTTTCGCAGGACTGGCCAAGCGTTCCTGTACCGCTCCCGGCATAGCGCCCACAGTTGCCCGGTAATTATACTCAGCCTCATCAAGCGATTCTGCCGCCGTCGCTTTCGCCTCTAGTGCGTTTACGACCTGATGCGGCATCGAGCTCAGGAGCTTCGGCCATTTTCCGTCTTCTTTCGGGGTCATTATTAATATTCGCTTTCACGTAAGTAATAGCTATACGCGCCGAACCCTCGCCCGCAGAAACGGGGCCCGGACATACCACTAAGTTTTGTGTTTCAGAAATCCACTTGTTAATCGCCTCCTCTACTGCGGCAGAGGTCTCTCCTTCAAATACCTTAACACTCACTACAGCTTGAGGTACCAATTCTTCTCTCACACTAAAAATTGGATGTTCCATTAGGCTGCCCGTGTCCTGTACTTAAAGTTACTAATTCTGACCCGGATACTTCGAGCCATCTATCTTTACATTCTTAAAGTTATCAACCACTCCGCCTAACTCCTGTTGACCTGAAAGAAGCATGTCAGCCATCTCTACAAATGCCGGATCAGGAGTAACTGTGTAAACATGCGGACGCTCAACTGCCCCGCTAGTAACATCAAAGGCAATTGTTGATTTGTTGGACATCACTCCAAACGCGACAACATCAAGCGTCGGCGTGTCCGGAGTTATCACCGAATTATTCTGCACAGCAACAGGGTCGTACACGCTGAGCTCCTGTAGTCCGTATTTAACAATCAACCCGTTCTCCATATCTACGTTCATAACGCCCAGCAAAGCTTCCTTGAAAGGCTCCCACTCCGTCTGCTTACAGGCCCACAAAGTATTATTCCAGAAGGCATCCCCCTGCACATCAAACCCGGAAAATAAACTGACTCTAAACGTGGCCTGATAGTACTCAAACCCTAATTCATGTTGTAGTTCCGAAAGGATAGCATGTCCCAACCCTCCCCATAAAAAGGCAGGGGCCGGGGTATACCACACCCACTCAGGAAAAACAGCCAACGAAGGGGGCGTCCCTCCAAACTCCACTGGACGTACATTGACCTTGTAAGGCGTAAACTTTACAAATTTACTTTCCGGTGGTCCACCTACATGATCCGCCATACTGCAACCTCTAAGGAGTAGACCATAACCAAAAAATCGAGCCGAACAAAAACGCCAACTGGGCATCCCGCTCAGCGTCTGTATGACTCTCCCACCCCTTCACTAGCTCAATGTACTTCTCTAGGTCTTCACCGCTAAACCCACTAGAGAAGTAGCTTAAAGCAGATTTCACATCCGTCGCCGATCGTACACCCAAATAATCGTGAAGTTCAGCGGAGTGATCCGTACTTCCCCAGTAGGTGTGCGGGAAAAATGTATGTGACAAACTGCAATCAAAACCGACAAACCGCAGAAAAGCATTTATATCAAAGCCCACGAAGACGGGCGATAAACCCACGTCGTAGGAATGCTTCTTAATAAAAGAAGCCGTGGCCCCCAGTGCGCTCAACTTGCCACTTTCCTCCCCGCGACTAGCTGTACGATAAGTTATAGCTTTCTCAATCGCCGGGATGATCATATGGACATCTGCCACTTGACTAACGTAAGGAGATAAACCTAAAGATTTCTCCCCCGCCGTCTTCTTCGCCGTCGACCCCGGCTTCACCTCCCTCGGTGCCAGCGAATAACCAACCACAATCTCAATACTAGATTTCATAAATTATATCCTTCTTTACGGTGTGATAATGTCGCTAGACGAAAAGGCATCAACTTCCTCTTTTGAAACCCCCTCGATGCGAGTATGTCTGCCGACGATGATGTCATAATCGCCATCCTCTCGCACTTCCACACCCACTCCGCGTAAATATGTGAACAAACGAAGCTGCTCCCAGATAGGAGTATTAAAATCCGGAAGCTTCTCCCCGTCCAATAAGACGGCCCCCACAAAAGCAGCGCCCATAACCGTTGCCCACTTCCGTAACTTCTTTTGTGCTTCTGACGCTTTTGCCGTGGGTGACTGGAAACTGTGACCCTCACGGGCATGCGCTAGATCAGTAACAACAAACAAGTCCACAGGGTCTTTCAACTTGTCCAGATACATCTCCTGAAAAGTACGCTTCCACCCGTCATTACTCTTAGCGCAATTCTCCCAGCCTTTTTCCCCGATAGTCATAATACGGGGATCGCTGTGTCCGCCGCCTCTCCTAGTCAAAACAACGGTCTGCTTGGGAGCCAGCGAAGTCGCAAAGGCCTCCTGAGAAGTCACGTACTCCAACATATGATTAATGACCCACAAGACAGCAGGACGCCACCCAACCAATACCAACGTCCGCGTTCGATTAAGTTCGTCGGACAACGTCGCCTGTGCCTCATCAGGTTGTGTATATTCCACGCCTACCTTGACATTTTTCCCGCGTCGCTCCTGTTCCGCGTTCTGAATTTCTTCTCGCCTAGTACGCTCTTCCAGAAGTGTGTGCTCCTTGGCTACACTTTTCATCCAAGGCATCACTGTTTCTTCCATGCCCCGGAAAAGCTCATTCTCGTCAAACGGATTAGCCGCCTGCGTAGCCGAAGCAGATATAAAAATCTCCCGCAGCTGATCTTTATCCTCGTCGTCTACCTCCAATCCATCTACACGAACATCCATATCGGTCAGTGCCATGGCATACAACTGGCGGGAAGCCAGCATCGCCCCCACCACCTGCCGTAAACCCTCCTCGGAGATAAGCAACTCTTGTGCCTTCTCTGACAAGGCCTGCCAGCGATCCATATGTTCTTGTTGTTCCTTCGTGATTTCTGAATTCACAACTGAATCTTGCTTCGCCTGCTCGACGATGTCTTCGGTGGACTCATCGTCCTGCGGGTGTTCAACCATTACTCTATACTCCTTGAACGTACGCACTCTGCAATAAGCAAAGCTTCCGCCCGGTTATGATCTTTCTTACGACTCAAGGAGGCGCCCGGAAACATCTTCTGGGCCTTAAGCCTAGCCGCCTCCTTATCCTTACGTATCAAACCCATTTGCTTTTTCCAAGCTACTGGGCGAACAGTCTCATGCGAAATACCGTGACTATACAAGAACAGAGGCCACATCCCAAAATTACGGCCCACGGTGAAACCCGTTAAGGCAGTGTCACGGGGGATAGGCTGTTGCTGTTCGATCACCACATGTAATCGGCCAAAATTGCTCTCGAACGACTTAAAAATATCCCACAACGCACCCAAGTCCGTCTGGGTGCGATAACTCGGTTTGCCTTTCTTCTTAGTGACCACCTTCGTCGTGGGGATGTCTATCGCAATTGCTTTCTCATTCCCCGTAGGGTGCAAAAAAGCAATGGCTCCCGTAGCCCCGGGGTCAATACCTAAAAAAATAGAGGCGCCATTCCCCCGTGGGGGAATGCTACCCATAAAATTACTTACTTCTTCTAGTACGTCGTCATGACTCATATTACTCTTTGTCCTCTTTTTCTGCCCCGACGGGGCTGAGGTCGCGATTGCTTCAGTGTCTCTGGTTCCACGTTTACCGCCGCCGGTATAGGTACCTCTACTTTTACCGGCTTAGGGGAAGAAGGTAAGGGCTGTCTGGGGGCCTCTTCCACTATCTTAGACAGGATATCCTCTTCCTCAGAAACTATTACCTCTGCCATCTCCTCCTCGAACATGCGCTCAAAAGTCTCCGAACTTTCAACCGCGTTTTCTCCTGAATTATTCCGTGTAATTCTTGACTTATATTCTTGCATCAACAAGTGAGAACAGTATGCATCATAATCCGCCTGATGGAAACGGTGCGTATCCTCCAATTTACCCATTAAACTGTAGTGCTCAAGGCAATACTTTAAATTCCAACGAAGTCCTTTAATTCTCGCACCTATAACGCGATCAAAATAAGACTTGAGACTGTCAGAACTATCGGGAATTGCTTTCCACCGGTGCGACTCACTTGAAGATTCAAACAACTGGGTTGCTTTAAAAATAGCCCCCGTATCCCACAGCTGGTTAGCTTGCATGACAAACGGTTTATTGATGAAGCGGTTAAAGTTTCCCCGCAACATCCGTTCTTCTGCCGACCTCCCGTTGTGTGCCACGTAAGGCAAATCCCTTGCGTGCCACGTACTAAACAACTTGTCATAAAATCTGAAAGCTTTAACGGGTGATACCCCTTCTTCCTGCATAACTTCCCACGTAACACGCCAGTCACTCCCCATATGCGATCGAATGTTATCTAATTTATAACGTAAGAACGCAGAGCTGACATCCTTGTGCGTAGTCCAATCCAGCACAATATTCATACGGTCAATAACGTTGCCGTCCTGTACCATCACGTGGCCAATTTCTACGATTAAATCTTCTCGCTCGTTCCCTCCCGTGTACTCTGTATCAATACACAGGTACGTGTCAGGAAAGATGTGGCCGTATTTTTTCGTAAAAGATGACTCCCATTCGTTAATTATCATACTCGTTCCTTCGAGTCTATTAGACTCCTCAGTTATACCCTCCACCCCTCTCCGGACTTCCACTTATCGTTAACAGATTTAATCTGCTGAGGAGACAAAGGGGTACGTTCGGTGTTCACTACCTCAAAATGCTCTATCGGAAGGTGTATAGTCGGTTCCATATCTTGCCAGTCATCGCGGTCTCGACGGCCACCCCACGCAATTTTGTAATCCGTAACAGAATCTGCATGCTCGTTGACGTGGTAGACCCCGTCAAAGTCTTCCCAGCGAACAAACAAGAAAGACTCACCGAACTTGGCATAGTCACAAAGATCCGCATATTTATGTAAGCTAAGCAAAAGCGTCGGGTACTGGCCACGGCGATTAGTTCGCCGCTTAAACTCACAGAAGCCGATGATATCACCGTTCGACTTATCTTCGATGGCGCATTCCAATCGGTAGCTAAGTGGTAGTTTTTGAAACCTGTACTCCGCGTAATCGTCTAGGCGTCGAAGATCACTGAAGAATTTAACTTCCTCCTGTAAGGTGGAAGAATTCTCATATCGCGGTCTGGCCATTAAGGCGTACCTCCGAAAAGAGCAGAAAAAGCCCCCTTAAATCGTGAGGTAATACCGTTTACCCTCCGCCTCCATCGCGGAACGCGTAACGCCTTAAGGCACCGGTCACCCGACTCCAGAAGCTCTCCTACCCGCAACGCGGGGCCGTCCTCACCCAGCGTAGCCTCGCGTATCCCGCGATGGGCTATCCCAGCAACAACAGTTCCCATTACAGCTAAGTAAGCAGCTTGCGCAAACGGTTTACACTCAAACCATCCTGAACTATCAAGACCTTCAAGCATAGTCGCTTTCTTCTCCGTCGTCGCTGATGCCACATACCGGCAGAAGGCCGCACATGCCTCCCCCAAGTCATCCATCGTGACATCATTTTCTTTAAGCAGCGAGTCTAGCTCCGGCCACGTGCCATCTTCCAGCCTAGCAGCAACCATCTCTAAAATTTGCTTGTAGTTGTGCGCTAAATCGCGATTAACGTTATACAGGCGAGGATCGTTCTCCGTCATCCTCGCCTGTAGTGATGCACCACTCATATTGACCTCTCATTTCTTCTTTTTTCTAACTTCTGCCGCGCAGTTAACACAGTAACTACTTAAATCTTCTGTATCAAAATAAGCTTGCTGGTCACATTTATCACAAAAATCAATGTCGTAAGTTTTGCGATGACATGCGGCACTACACTTATCCTGTCCAATGTAGCATGTGTGACACGTTTGTGTGGGAGGAAAGCTCTCCGGACACGAATACCCTTCGTCTAACCTCGCACGTTTCTTAAGGAGTTCCCGGTTATGGAGAGAAACACTAGACGAAAATCTAATCTCCTGAAAATCAGGACCGTCTTCTGATTTTTCAGGGTCTAGAAGCGCCAGACAACGCATTCCAACAAGCTGTCTGGCGTCAGAATACGGATACTTTGACACGCGTTTCGAGCGACTCCCAGTACGCCTAGAAAACATGAACCCGTAGCCGCTGTCGTCTTTCCGGGAAGCCAAAAAGGACACCTTCTTAGGAGACCAATACTGATGCGATCTAAGGGGGCACGCAGAACCTGCAAGAAACTGAAATAAAATACTGTAGGCAAGCTCACCAAAACGGCGAACAAGGTTAACCTCCAATATCTGGGCCGGAACAAGTTCAGAACCTTTCTGCCCGTTCCAAGGGTGACTAGGGGCTCCCGACATCAACTTCGGTAAGTTACCTGACAACCGCCAAAACGTGTTAAACAAAGTCTCTCGGTTAGGGACTTCCCCTATCAACTCAAAAAGCGACTGGGAAACAAAGTGCTTGCGAACCGAAACAGGCATCCCCCGACACACACCAGCCACGAGCTCCAGAAGAACGTCGTCCGTAATACGCTTATCCGCAAAACCTTTCAACTGTGAAAACAAACGATCCCGCCGCTGCAAAATTTGACCAACCACATATCGCTCACTAGCTACTAAACTCATCATCGGACTCCTCGACTAAAGCAGCAGCTCCTAGGGGGCCTGTCACTGCTGCCGCTATAGCGGGGCTACCTAAAAGTTCCCGCTCCAATTGCTTAATGGTTTTTCCCAGCTCACCCAAGCATTTAATGACCGCAGCACCGTGCCACTCCTCCAAGGCATCAGATATAACTTCTTGCGCCTCCGGAACTAGCTGAGAAAGATCAGACACTGTTTCCAGTGTGTCTTTGCCGTTATAAGAACTACGGTACGACACAATAGGAAGAACCCTGCTCTCATCAGCAAATGTCATCCACGATGCTAGATTCCTTTTAAGCATCAAAACTTCATCTTCAATTCTTGCTACACGTTTAGTAATTTCGTCCACAATTATTTCTCCCTCGCAAATGAAATGCCCACATAAACTCTATACGCATCCGTTATATCCTCATCCTCTTCGTCCGACAGGTCGTGGCGCTCTACTCCCAACACTAATACCACGCAATCGTACGGGTGCTCGTTGATATGAAGTGCCTGCATGCCCATCTGCATGCCGTAACCAAAAAGACCGGACTCAGGTTCTTTACCCGTCCTATAGGCAAACACCGGAATACGAACTTTCTCGCTGTCCTCGGTAATAGCCCACTCAGGCTCGTCAGACGACCCCAGCGAAGATGTCAAAGTGCGGTACACATACTTAGGGTCATAGTCCATAAGATAAACTGGACGTATTCCCGAACGTACATGCTGCTCTACCGATATAAATTTGTTAATGAACTCCATCGTATTTGTATATCCTTATGTCGAATTGATGGTGGTCATAAGTCTCAGGCCGTTCTCCGTGAAATTGCCAAGGGTACACCTCGTCAGCGACCTTCTTACCTATGCCACGTCTTCCTTTTCGTCCTCCAACGTTAACATGAACAACCCCGCGACTATCCACTTTCTTATAGCAACAATCGGCGTGGCACTGTGCGCCTTCCTTAAAATCTAAAATAGACGCACGCTGTTGTCTGCATAACTCGCCCAATATGGAGTCGCCCCCATTGTGGTAAATTTCAGGAAAAGGGTAATCCCACTCTTCAAGAAATTCCGCCTTGGCCAGCCACCAACCCCCCGTAATGAACGTGAAGCGATGGCGTTTCTGTATCTTCTGCCCTCGATACCACGGCTGCTCCATAATGCCTTGCCACTGGTTACCACGGGTACCGATGAAATGCCGTAACCCAACTACCGTAGAGGTGCGACTAACATTTTCTACTTTATCCCACCACGCATCCGTAACGCTGTCATCCAGATAACTGTCGTCGTCAAACCACATGATCCCCTCTGCCTCCTTAAGCGGAGAAGGACGTTCATAAAACATACGACGCATCAGAGGATATTTACCGACATTCCTATTGTCCACCTCCTGATAGACATAAACAGGACACAGTCGGAAACCCTCACACCAACGCATAACCCGGTCAAAGGAAGCCTCGGAAACAGCGTTAAGCCCGATACGTATATCCTGCACTCGGGCATTATACTGATCGTGGATAGAATCCAACGTCTTGCCGATAAGCTCGGGATAATCACCGTACGTTACTGTACAAATTGACCACATGGTTACTCTCCATCCGTGAAGAAAAGTACCGGCGGGGAATGGGGGGCGGTAACGAACGTTTTAGCCCGGTATCCACACACCCATAAAACGGGTCGACGACAACCGCTAAGGTAACCCCATCCCCGTCGATACATAAACTCCATCAATCCTTGTCACCCTCAGTCAGTAGAAGTATTTTTGTTTTTACTTCCGCGAGGACGACCACGCTTCTTCTTAACTAAGGTGGCCCCGCCTTCGGAAGCATTATTAGTGCTCCCCTTGGGACGACCACGCTTCTTCTTAACTACAGTCTTAACAGTCCTCGCTCGCAATTCCTCGACGCTAGGCGAAGGACTATCCATCGCTTCACGTTCAGCACGTACAGCAGTTGAATAAATCGCCTCCGCATCTTCGTACATGTTAGTCGACGATGTAGTTTCCACAGCAGTTGCTGCTTGATTTTCCGTATTATCCATAATCGTAACCACACGCTCTCTGGCCGTATCGAGTGACTCGTGGAAATCAGCAATGTATTCCTTCACGGTATCTAACACGGCAGACGTGCTGTCAATGGTTTCGAGCAACTTCTCCGTAGCTTCGTCAGCGGGAATTTCCTCGAACTTCTGATCCACCTCAGGCGACACAGCAACCAAATAACGCTGAAGTTGCTGAGCCTGTGTGAAACACTTCTGCACCATAGACGCTGCCGTGGTAGGAATCGACGGATTCCGCCCACCCTGTCGCTTCGTCTTAACACTTCCAGTAGCCCGAATTTCCGAGGCCAGATCGGATGCAGACCAACTGTCTTTGCGGACTTGCTTCAGAAGCTTCTCGCGGGTACTGGGGTCCTCAACCCTGCGGAGCGCTTTAAAATGCTCGAAAGTAATTTCCCGACCGTTGGGCAACGGCACACGTGCCTGCGCAGCCAGAAATGCTTTATCAAAAGTCATGGCAGTATTACGCCACTCGTACAGCTTATTGGTATTATCAATACCCCAGTACTGCGCGAGCTTAGTAATCTCACCATCGCCATCAATCGTCTCATCCGTAGAGAGATCGTTAATCATTTCGCCCAATTCGTAATACAGCAAAATGCCTGCGGTATGCAGGTTTTTCAGTTTACTACCACCTTCAACTGCCAAGTGGCGAGTCTTCTCTTCCATGCTCTCAAGAATATTCTCGCGGGCTTTGTCGGTGGTTGCCAATATTAAAGTAGTCATCAATAAACACTCCTAAATTCCAGAATTTACGGGTTAGCAGGCTCCCAATGGAGCCCTTCCCGAATGTGATCCAATAACGCGGTAAAAGGTTGAACTACCAACGTCATGGCTTTAACTTTCCCTCCTTGATACAAATGGCAACCTGAATTTTTAGGCAGGTACGCTTGCCACTCTCCGTTGTGAACGATCAAACCGTGTGCGAATCCTTTTCGCGGGAAAACCATCCCTAGTATCCTCGGCTCGTCTCCAAAAATATCGTCTTTGTATCTTGCTAACTCCTCCTCGTAGAAACGGATGAACGGAAGCCCGGTAAACGACTTAAACCACATAGGGTGAATACCCTTCGGGTGCCTGTGCAGTGGTTGTTCGTCGGGCAGTGAGCTAGCGCTCAAAAGCATAGGAAACGTGGGAAATCTGTTATTGAAATCATCGAATGACAGTCTCCCTCCGGCTACGCGTGATCGCAACTCCTTGAGAACATGATTCCCAAGCTTTAATCTCCTGATCGTGTACTCCACACGGGCGGATTCCCACTTCTCAACCTTAACTGCCGAATCATCGTAATCCGGGATAGAAAGGGGCGAGAGCGGGTGTTGCTCATTATTCATCGTAATTTACTCTTCTCAGTTCTTACTTGCTCTTCATAATCTTCTCCAAGTGACATATTACGTCTATCTTCAATTCCCAGTGCTGTGCGCAGAAGCTGCATCACCTCGGGATTATTGTGAATCATCTCTCCCACTTCCGGCCACGGGAGGAATTCCCCCTTCTTCATGCCCAGCAGAGGAGAACTGGCCAAACATTCAATGTCTGCGGCTGGAGATTTGAAATCCATTTTCCAGCCAAGCTTCTTCAGCCTTGCACCCTCAGGGCCTCGCCCGTTTGTCTGCAAGTCATAAAGCATGGCAACAGTACTCCAATTCCAATCCCACACCCTGAAATCACCCGTCTTCTCGCCCGCATCGCTGAACTCTGTCCACCACAACAATCTGGTGCGTATTCTGCGATTGGTAGGGGCCAATGAATTCTTAGAGCACGTGATACGAATACCCACACCCTCAAACTTCGTATTGGCGATTCTCTTAGACCAAACACTGGTTCTAAGCTCGTAAGTCTCGATAAAGTTAAATCGCTCGCCGCCGGGAGTATAATCAGACTGTCGACCAGTGTCGTCCGTCCGTTCCTTCAGGTGATTAACAATCAGGAGACTGAAAGGCCAGTAATCAAACTCGCCGCGAATTCCGGATAAGTAAATGCTATTCTTCAAGGCATTTACGGGATGCATACGACTCGCATGCCCCTCTTTGAGGATCTTCTCCTGCACCTCGTCGCTACTGGCTCCTGCCAGACTATCGAGAGAAAACACCACGGGAACAACTTTTCCGGGTCCCGGCTTCTCCTTCGTGCCGAGCAGCGTCTTCTTCCATTCCCGCACATAAAAAGTCATGCGGTCTTGCCAGTCCTCGACCGACTTACACCGGTTGTAATGGAACGCACGACTGTCATCACCTGATCGCATAATGCTGCGACACAGTTCAGGATTAAACTTAGATTCCGTGTCTAAGCAGATGCTGCGGCCCCCATACTCGTAAAACCAACGAAAGATGTCGTACGCCAGAGAAGACTTACACGTCCCCCACCGTCCTGCAATCTGAGCTACCGAAGACAACGGCCAAACAGTATTTCCCGTGACATACTCCAAAGAAAGACTAGGAAGAGGGATACCCACCACAACAGCGGAGAAATCCTCACTACTGCCGTACACCGACTCGGCGTTGAATTTATTCTTGGCGGTCTCCATCATCCCGTCCATCATCGCATCCAGCTGGTCGGTACGATTAACAACGTTCCACTTCGCACGAAGGTCCTCTTTCCTCTTCTTAGAGATCACAGGACCTTTACCGGCGTAACTATGCTCGGACTGCGCTGGAGGGATATTAGTAGTTTCTTTCGCAGTAACTTCCGGTGCCTCCTCCTTCTCCTCGGAAGCAGGCAATAACCCCTCCAACTGCGCTTCAAAAGAGTTATCTTCTTTTTTCTTCTTCTTACCCATAACTAATCACTCCTATCCCCTAACAAAAAGCAGGGAGACTCCGCCTACGGAGCCTCCCTGCTCTACTGAAAGGAACTATTACTAACTGCGCGGGTTTAGCTTGCGTTTCGGACTAGATCGCTTAGCTGATTTGGCTAACGCTTTACTAGCCTTGGACAAACTTTCCCCCATGGATTCGGAAAGCTCGTCGGCTTCCTTTTCTGGGTCAAACTCAGCGGAAGCACCCTCGTCTTCTTCAAATGAACCGTCGGACACAAACGACTGTGCAAACTCGTCAAACTCAGTATCGTCCGCTGCGGACGGTGCTTCAGCCTCTAGTTCACCACCAGTCTCTTCGTCGAACTCGTCGACTGCGGTAGGCGTCTCGGCAGGGGCACTGGGAACGGGAACTTCCTCAAGCGTTTCAAACATTCCAGTTCCGGGACCGTCATCTTCAAACGCAGATTCCGGCATACTGACGGACGTACGCTTGCGAAGAACAGATTGCACCTCGTCAAACTCCAGATATTCCGGGTGACTCGTCCAAGCGAACTCGACAAGCTTAGGAACATCCGCGAAACCCTTGGCAACCAGAACCGCTTCTTCCTCGACCGTAGCCTCGTGAAGAAGTGTGCTGTCCGACTCGTCACCCTCTTGTGCCCACGGATAAAGATTCTTATCGAAAATCTTCTGGGCTGCTTCAGGTGCCATATCTCCGGTGAACTTCGTTCCATCTGCTGCCGTGTAAGAACGACTAACTGAAACTTGGTAGCTGGAGAAGTCAGAGGGAGAAGGAATCCGCCCATCCCAAGTAGAATGGTCGTGGTTCTCCGGTTGATACATTTCCGGATTAAACATGGTGAAAATCAACCCGCCGTCCACACCGCCGGTTTCCTTATTGTAAGTACCACAAGGATCACCGTACTTGTAGGGAAGCGCAGGGTTAGCCTCCTCATCACCACTCCACTCATCTTTCAAAGTCTTACACAAATCCAAGACTTTTTCACCGGCATTACCGGACATCCATGCAACAACCAAAGGATCATTGTCACCGAGCCCGTAAGGAACGCCCTTTCGATCTAGAATACTGGTCGTTTCTTTCTGACCGTCCCACCGTCTAATCGTCTGGTGTTGGGTATTGAAATCGGGACCAAGCTCATAGAAATGCCCTACTACAAAATATCGTGTTTTCATATCCACGATGGGGGCTTTACCGTCGGAGTTGTCCATTAGGGAATTCCACTCAGAATCCCAGCGTGGACCGCCGGAAGCAAATTTACCTGCCTTAAAAGCGTTCTTACACGCATCGTAGAACGACGGGTAAGGAAGCTCCCAAAACGGTACATTTTCCTTAAGGACGTCTGTCACATTTTTCTTCCACTTCAAAGACCGCACACGAGGTGCATCTTTTGTGACAATAAATGTAGACTTCTGTCCCTGTCCATTAGGAACATCCTTAGGTCCAAGACCTACAAACGGGGCCACTACGACGGGCCCGAACATACTCATCCCACCAAGTTCATCCATGCGGGGACCAAGACGGCCTCGGTATAGATTATTCTCTGGGTCTTTCTCGTCTAGATGATTCCAGACTCGAAACGAAGCACTCGAACCTTCCTTGCTCCAGATAGACGAAAAGCGTTCCAAACGCACTCCCGACAGCGTAGGATTAATCGTGTAATCACCACTTGGGATAAATGTGGAAGGTCCGTCTTCCTGAGGCTGCCTGAGCTGACGCTCGGCTGCCGTAGCCTTTTCGCGAGGCTTGATGTTGCGAGATAATTTCTTCGCCATTTCTTTCTCCTTTTTTTCTCATTTTTTACTCATTTTACTCATGCAAAAAGTTTCGCACGGTAGTCAAGATGTCCTCGAAGACGTCGTCTTCTTTTCGGAGGTGCCCGTTTCGCTCTAAGTTAATCGTTACCCAATTACGGTAACGTGTTTGGTCTTGGACCAGTGAGCGATAATTACTAGCAACTCTTCCGAGGAATTCGTGATCTGCCTCATGCAAATCTTCAGCTTTGTCAGTATAGCTGCGTGCTTGCTTCTTTGCTACGAGCTGAGCAGAAAATTTTACGGGAATATCCAAATAGATTACCACGTCTGGAATAGGCATCCCAAACAAGTCGTAATCCAACCACGTGAGGAATTTTGCAAATGAATCCCTCTCCTCTTTCGCAATCTTGGCGCATCCATACCCCACATTGCTGGAACAATACCTGTCACAAAGAACGATGTCTCGTGACTTGATATTAGCTTCCAAGTCCTCTTTCCTCTCAAAACGATCGACCGCAAACAAAGTGGCGATCAGCTCAGGAAACTTCTCTAACGCCTCTCCATACTTACCGTCCAGATACTCCCCTACAAGTTTTCCAAACTTAGTAAACTCGTATCCGGGGAAACTGAAGGAACAGGCGTCTAAACCTGCCCCCGTCAATTCCTCTTCCAGTCGCCTCGTGTGTGTACCTTTACCGGCACCATCTATACCTTCGATTACAACAAACACAACAAGTTTCAACCTCCCTGTTAGGTGTAATTAACCACATTCCCGCTACCAACGTGCACTCCCGTAGGGAGTCCCAAGTCTACAGCCCGTTCCTCGGTGATTGGCTCGCCCCAATGCTCCATTACCTCGGCTTCAATTCCTAGGTAATACGGATCATCAGAGAAAGAATTGCCCTCCAAGTCAGATGGGTATATAGGAACACAATCACGCATTGCGAACGGTAGAACTTCCTCGCACACATACTTCACGTTCGCATAAGGAACCTCCAGAAGAATGGCGTCATGAATCTGCAAGAAAATACGGAACAAATCGGGGTCTCCTGTATCCTCTCTAGCTTGGTATAGATGACCCATTGCCCGGCTCACTACACTTGCGATCATCGACTGAATAGGAAAATTCATTGCCTGACGTCCAAATTCCCCGCGAACCCCTCGGTCGTTTCTATTGACCTCAGGAAAGCGGCGGTGACGCCCAAAACAATTACATAGCCAGCCCTCATAACAAGCACCCCCGGGAGACCCCGGGATCTCATCGCGAACTGCGCGTGCCTGACACTCCGCAAAAAACGGTTTTAAACCCGGGTACATAGAAAATATAGCGTCAATGATACGTTGCGCATCCCCCACACTAATATCTATTCCTTGTTCCTTTGCCGCTACTGCGATAGCCTTGGCCCCACGACCGTAAGCTATCCCAAATATTACACTCTTAGCGACAATTCGCAAATGAGACGCATTTATAGCGACAAGGCCTGATTTCGTAGGGGCACAATCTAAACCAAATGCGAACTTCGCAACATTGCTGTGAATATCATAGAAATCCGGATCTGACTCACCTAGTTGGTTACGTTTAGCATGGTCGATCATACGCGTGTCACCCGACATAATGGCCATTCCAAACAACTCAGCACCCACATAATCAGCCTCTACAAAAACAGTACCAGTAGAAGCCGTAAACATAGACCTAAGCTTATGCTTATAACCGTCCCCGAGTAGCCGTTTGTAATCGTTATCCCGGCTCTTCGAGATATTTTGCAAGTTTGGCCGGGCCGATGCCCATCTGCCAGTTTCCAAAGTCTGATAGATGTGAGTCCGTACACGACCATCGTCACAAGTATGACCAGCCAGACCCTCCCTGTAGTCTAGATCGCCATTCTCATCACGTACAAAATTACCGTCCTCATCCATCTCCGGCGGGCGTAAAACAGTCTTGAGTACCTGATCCAAAAATCTGTGGTCTCGCAAGAGGTTCACATAATCCCCAGCCGACGGGAAATCCGGACCAAGAAGGAACAGATCACCAGCTTCTTGCGCAATAATAGACAAAGCCTGCTTTCCGGTGCTGGGATTATGCTCGTCCTCTTTGCCTATTGCTTTAATATCTACCCACGCCTTGGGCGGCTTAGAAGTATCAAACAAAGGCTCCAAATTCAGCCGTAACGCGTCTGAGGGTCCAAGACGCACAGGATTGCCGTCCGCGTCCCTCTTGCCGCTCAGCGGCACCCCAAAGAGGAACTCACGAACGTGCTGCAATGACCGGGGATTAAACTCCGGCCACTTCATCAATTCTCTGAGCTTCTCTATCTTTTCGTCGCGGGCACCCAAGAATGCCTGTGTGAGTGTAGTAACTCTTTCCATGTTAAGAAGAACCCCGGTCTGGTGGATCTCCAACACAGCGGGAGTAGCTACTTGCGATTCCCAAAAAGCCTCTCTACAACAGTTACCGTCATAATCCTCATCCAAAAGAACATCAAACTGATAGAAAAGCCGAAGAGTGACATCCGCATCGTAAATTCCATAAGGTAACAATACGTCGTCAGGGCACTCCCCGTACCCCTCCAAACCCTTCGAGGAAAAACCCTTCTCCTTGCAGTGCTGTGTTTTCCACTCCCCCAAAGCGGCGTCATATCTAGGAGCCATGGTGTAGCGAATAGCGAGAGATTCCAACTTGTACTGTGCCGTTTCTTCAATGGCGTGCACCATCAATCCCGTATCAGCTCCGCCCTCGTATTTTGAGCGGTACCATGCGGGAACTACGTCACCAACCGAAAACCCTAATTTAAGATATGGAGATGTCTCGTCTTCTATTTTTAAATCGTACAACGGGGTAGAGAAAGACTTCCGCAGGTCTAAACCGTAATGGACAAGCCACTCAAGGTCCGCATTAAAAAAGTGCCCAACTACTCTTTTAGCCCGGAACTTATGTTCCCCGTATGTTCCGCCACGGAAGAATGCGTTTAACAAACTAATAGCGTCGTCTACGTTGACATTACCATCGCTGTCCCTGAAGACCTCCGCACCCCCGGGGCCAGTGAGCTTAATGCCCGCAGCACACTTAGGTAGCCACGCAAACTGAATAGTCCGCATGTAGCTACCAGCATTCACAGGGTGGTCTCCATGCCACTCTGCATCAACAGCAACAACGTTTGTCTTACTAAACTCTTCGTTATCTTCTATCTCCAGAAGTAAAGACAATAAAGCGTCGCTATGATCGATGGTCCGGTGATCTATATCATCTTCGCCCTCGGACAAATCCCTACCTCGTACCAGCATACTGAACCGAGAAAGTCCTTTTTCCAATTGACGACGGGAAGACGGATCACGCATAACCTGCGCCGGATGAACTACACCCATCACTTTAGCTGTGTGTTCCCGCAGTCCCTCAGGATCAGAAGAATCGAAGGCTGTAGGAAATGTGATCTCCTCTACACGCCCATCCATGTACGAAACAGTGTGCTTCGGACCTAGAAGAGACTTACTCGCGTCTGTCCCTAGGCACAGGATAAAATCCGGCTTTACAATCCGCAATTCCTGATGTAGCAACGGAAGGCAATCCTTCAACCACAGACTTTTAATCCGTGTAGATAGGTCTGGCGGCATAAACTTAAGAACGTTAGTTACATACCACTTACCCCAACCACGAACACGCAACTCGCTGAGAATGTCTGTCAACAGCTGACCCGACTCACCGGTCATATTGCGCTGATTAGACACCTCCTCTTTCCACGGCATCTTGCCGATAATCATCACCTTCGCAGGATGAGGACCGTCTACGCCCTTACCTTCGTCGATAATATGCTGGCCCCAGATGTGACCCGGTACAAACTGTGCCAGCTTTTCCCTGTGCGGTCCCACCGACACTTTGCACTGGAAATTGGGGTTACGTAGGGCCTCCGCGTACAACTCCTTAAGCATATCGCTAGGATCGAACTCCGTGATCTTGACACCCTTCCTAGTTTTCTGGCTGATGACAGTTTCCTTGTCTCCCATATACTCAGCCATTTTCACAAAGCCGCCGATAGGCGGTGGAAGAGGCATGCCGGGAGCATTCAAAGGATACATACCTACCCCCTCAACATCTTTTCGCTGACGATCAAATTTCCTGTCGGCATCAGCGGCCTTAGACAACGTTCTGGCTGTCCCCAGTTGAGGAGGGCCAGACGCATCCATACTTATCTTACGTCTCAATCTAGCCATCTTTATTCTCCTCACTTCGTTTAGCCCAACTAACTGTGCAGCCCTGTTTCGCAGCTTCCTGCGATACGAAATCACGCATAAGCTGCCTATCCATTTGACCCGGGTCAACACCTGCCGGAAGCGTTACAGCGGCAAAACCACCACCACACTTACCTTTCAAATCAGAAATCAATTTCTGAATAGCAGGCTTTTCCATCTCTTCCGGGTCATACAATAAAACGCCTGTATGCCTCTCAAAGGCAGAAACAAACAAGCTCTGCTGACGAGCTGTCATGCTCGCCCCCAATGTGCATACCGACATCGGTCCAAACGCCCACACGTCTGTTACGCCCTCCACGATTACGCCTGTCTCATAGCGGGAGGCGTTCGCAAGGTTGTACAACATCTGGCTACGTTTAGTGCCGGGACACGTATAGTACTTGGGCGGAGTCTCAGGATCTTTCCAATTGAGTTCACCCACGTATCTCGCCTGCCATCCACGCATCTCACGGTCGTGATAGATGGGGATAATCAGCCGATTATTGCACAACCATCGGTCGCTCTGCTCACAGAAGTGCACATTGTAAAAACGCGCAATTCTATCTGGGTCAAAACTTCTCGACCGCAGGTAAGCACGAGCAGGGTGGTTGTCTTCCAAAGCATCCACACGCTTCACAGTGCCGGGCCACTTAGCCACAAAATCGGAAACGTCTATTTCGACTCCGGGTCTCACCACGGGTGCGAAACGATAACGCCCTTTCACCATATCGTGCAGCTTGACTCGGTTATCATAAACGCTCAAGCAATCGTCATTAAAGCAATGAGCGAGATGAAGCTCCTCACGACCGAATTCGTCTTTAACGCCGAACCGGTGGTTTATGTAAAGTCTAAAACGGGTATCTGCACAGAATGGACAGCTAACAATATAATACTCTCCTGAGTATTCTACGGACGGCTTGTGCTTATTAGTCACAAGATCGTACGTTAAGGACCGCTGCTGTGATTGTCCTTGATTTTGAACTTTGACGTGGCTGAAAACTTGCTTACAAGCAAGATACAACTGACTATTCAAAACTGAATTCGTCGCCTCCGGGGTCATTTGACTCATTTTCTTGTTCCCATGTCATTTCATTGTCATCCATCATTAAGTCATTTGCGGAATAATCTACTGAGCTGGGTGACGAAACGACACCCGCAGTGCTAGCAGTATCTTTATCCAAAATGGCACGTGTATGAGAATCGACAAACATGTCATCTCGCGCCAACACAGTATTGAACATACCATCCACCTGAATCACTTTAGGTGGTGCGTTCGCTGCGCGTCGGTGCTTAGTGCAAGCTATCTGTCCCATATTATCCGCGTTAAGATTACCTATCACGAAGGCAAAATCTAAGTTTTCCGCGAAGCTCTTAGACTCCGCAGAATCGGTATGGTGCAACGAAGCCCCCGGTTTAAGCACTGAATTTGCTTGACCAGAAAGCTGGTGTACTAACCACACCGGACATTTAAATTCCGTCGCAATCTCGTTCCTCGCGAGTAACGGAACTTTAGTAATGTGATGGCGAAGCTCGTTGCTATCCTCATTAGATACAGCCATCGCTCGCTTAACCAAAGCTCCTACGTAGTCAATCACCACTGAAGTGAGATAGTACTCAGGGCCTCGCCTTGCAAGCTCAAGTCGAATCCGTCGACTTATTTCCTTAAGCCCCCCACCGCCCGCACCGGGGTAAGTGGGATCATTACCAGTCATATCCAACACAAGACAATGTTTATTTAGTAAGTCCACACACTGAAGTGCTCGTGTGGCTTCCGGTATAAACATCTGATCTTGAATATGCTGATAAAATAATTCTTTCTCGTAAGGTAACGGGTTATCCACGTCACCGCCTAGGCTGCTAAGTCCATCAGCACCCATAGCCTCCAAAGAATCTCGGCGTATCTGTGCAAGGTACATTAAAAAACGGTGATGTAACTCAGGCTGCTTAGGAGCCTCATAAGAAACAATCACCGAAATACCGCACCGATCTGGACGTGTTGGGTCATACTCCTGCTGCGCATGTCTCGCTTCATTACACGCCAGCATAGTAGCCAACGTGGTCTTACAAGTACCGTATGGCGCTAAAATGCCATACACTTCCCCAACACAGTGACCGCCAGACATGAACTCATCGAGATACGACAAGCCTGTAGAACGTATAGGAAGTCCAGCCCGCTTATCCCAGTCACTGCCGAATGTTAAATTACCTTCTTCCTGCTCCTCGATGGATTGTATCTGTGTGACACGGTCACCCATCTGAACCAAAAAGTCAGGTAAGTCTATCGGAACCGTAGGGCCACCCAATAAGGGAGCCACACAGTCCGTAATTACGCGCTCTTCAATAAAATCACGAACCTTATTAAGCGCCCAGCGGACTTGCTGTTTATCCTCAACAACGCCAGTCCACTCTTCAGATTCGTATGTGTCATTTAAAAATTCTTCAAGATCCTCAAGCTCTCCCCCTGTAAAATGCTCTGGCATTTGTTCAAGGATAGAGTCACACTCGGTCCACACGACACCGGGACCGGGTAGCTCAGTATGCTCCCCATAAAAATTAGTTAGCACACGGTATACGAGCTGATAGATCTCAAAACCTTTGAAGTGGTTAACTTCAAGTTGCTCGTGAAATAACGAAAATAGCTCCGTACTTCTACACAATACCTTTAAGCATTGTCTGATTTCACGAGCGGTCAACCGTGACCGCTGTTTTGACATCGAACTCTCCCTCATTTAAACACACCGTCAATAATCCGCCGTAAATCCTTTCCGCCGTCTCCCGGAAGCCATCCGGAAGAATCAACCTCCAGTGCTCTGCGTATTGAGCACTGAATTGCGTGTACTGAATGACTGCCTGCCGCTCTGTTCTGGCTGCCACACCCTCGAACAATGCAGGACGATCAATCTTCGACAAGTTTGGCTCCCGTAACATTGACTTCGCTAAACTATGGCGGTAAAGCGAAGTCAAAGGAGCCAGCCGGTCCGTCAACAAATAGTACACAGACTGTTGTAAGTCATACCCCAATATACGCTGACTTCGCAAGATGGAGGAGGCAGAAAATTCTGATTGCCGGGAAAACCCCGCAGGAATTTCATCAATTAATCTGGCGCTCTCCGCGTGGAAAAATTCTTTCCACTTCTTACTCAAAAGTTGATGAGGATACGGCGGTGCCATAGCAGTCCCGCCTATACCGCGAAAAATAGTCCGGACATAAATACACGGGTGAACATTCGCGGGCCAAAGTTCCCGCACCACTTTCACCCACGTGTTCTCCGGCTTTCGTTGAATATCCTCAATCGTTGCCCTTGTATCCTCCCCATCGTATCGTGGGGACGGACTGTAAGGACGACCACGACTACGACCACACCGCTCGTCCAAAAGACGACGTTCCAGCGTGTACGTTTTCTTTAAGTCGTCGCTTAGCCGCTCCTCGGCTGGCGCCAGTTGATTAGACAATCGAACTGACTTGGACTCCGTCCCCGGCATTGGCTGCTTTCGGTGTGTACGAGCATTGATCATGCTAAGTACTCCTCAATTAAACCTTCTCGGGGGAAGCTTTGCTCCCAGTTATTCTCTTTATACGTCTTACTGCGGTTCTTGGCTCGACGTTTGAAACCAGAATTAAACTGGTCCAGATAATCGTGCACAGTACCGACTTCCTTCCCTTCACTTATACGAGAAACCCTGCCGGGAATCTGTACATCGTTAATAGGACTACCGCCAGCGTCAGCTCGGATAAGCACTTCAAGAGAGTTAAAAGATACACCCACGTTCCACACAGTTGTACAAATAACTTTCTTAAGCTCACCACGCTCAAAACTTTTGGTAAGCCAAATTCTACGCTTAAGATCCATTAAGCGCTCGTCCGGCTCGATAAGTCCTTGACGTGCGTAACGAGCTCTATCTGCATAGGTTAACGATCCCTCCCTGTATACAAGAGTAAACTCCGGCAACAGGGATTTCAAGTTCATTGCGTGCTGGATAGTCTCACAAGTGATTAAAACTTGCTGATCGTCCGAGTATCTTTGCGCGTCCTCTGCGATGATACTATTTCGAACTTGGTTGCACCATATGCCTCGCCGCTTCTTCTCCACATCGTGTCTGCCGCCGCAAGGATCGTAATCCATGACAACGTTAGACCAGTTAACATGAATAGGTAGGACCAGTCCGTTCTGTTTCGCAGTCTCGTAATCTACCTTGTGCACCACGGGTCCAAAGATACCCTCAACTCGAAGATCCTTTCCGTCGATTCGCTTATCGTGGCTGGCAGACAACCCGAAGTTTCTACTCGTATCCCATCGCATGAGATTCTGAGATGCCCTGTCAGCTCCCAGCTCGTGGCATTCGTCTCCAAACAGAATGTCTGCGTCGCCAGTGGCGTGGTGCATAGACGCCGCCGTGTAGCACATAATACGCCTGCCGATACGTCTCTTACCGCCACCCACAATACCCACGTCACCGCACAACTGAGAAAGCTCAGGAAATATACGATCACGCAGCACAGAGACCCGGGTAGTAACTACATCGATACGAGCCTTAGGTAACAAGCAACCTACAAGTCCAATTAAAAAAGACTTGCCGTAACCCGGAGGACAATCAAAGCGTCCACACCGATTAGATAAAACTTGTAATAAAAACTCGTCCTGCCCTTCCCGAAGTTCAATACCTTTAATGTTTTGCCAGTAAGGCTCAAACACCGCCGGGTTACTGTGCGGAGCCAAATCTTTGAATCGCACGGAATAACCCGCACCAGACAAAGCCACCTTAATACGCTTCCAAAACCCATAAGGACAGGCAATTCTCGACTTATGGTCCAATACAAACAACGGGTGATCGATATAGTCCATAACGGACCTACCTTCTCTTCTACGTTGTTTAGCTTCCCATCCCCGCACCATGCTTGTCTCTGTAAAAGTAAGCTCTGATGACAAAATATCCAGTATTTTTGGGGTGGTAGGCTCTACCAATAGCCTATTTCCATGCTTCAATAGCGTCACAATTTTTTCATTTTTTGATCTTGACATACTATACCTTATGTTGCACACCCTCTCTTTTATGCTTAAAATATATAAGTAGTTGGGTCCCTCGGGGAATTGCCACCTCCCTAGAACACACCGGAACCAACCATCCGCCACGAGAGAGCCGGTCAGTCATCAGACTGATCGGCTCTTTCTATTTTAGTATTCGCAGTACCAGCTTCTTGGTCATCCGTAACTGACAATTGCGCATCGTCATCCGTAGAACGATTCATTCGTCGTGGTCGAATAGAGACCACTTCATAAAATCCATGCTCTCCCGGCTTCCACGGAGAGAGGCCCTTGTACTGGCCTGCTTTACCCATCAACTGCCAAAAGTCTTCTTCTTTTATCACCGAAGGTACGATGCAGTTTAAACCTATGATTTGTCCTACGTTAAACGCCTCATGAAGAGAATACCGCAGCTTCTGACTTTTGGCGGAACGGTAATGATTCTTATGCCACGGATTGCTGTGTAGCAGTCCGTCCACATTTATATCCCAGTGTATGTCCTGTACTGCTTTTTGGTGTCTATTTAAAAGTTGGGCCGCCATACGCATATTCGCGTTGTGCCAGCTGGGTAAAAATATAATCCCGCCAGTGGGGCTTCTTTGAAAAACAAATCGTCCTGAGCCGTCTCCCATTTTCTGGTTTCCCAGAGAAGGCGACACAAAACGAATACGCACTGTCAACTCCCGCATAGTCATTAAAGCTAACTCCGTATACCGGTCATGTGCGTGTTATACGCCACGACCTCATCATTCGTCTTAAAAAACAGCGAAGGGTCAAATAGTCTACGTGAAGAACCACTCAACCCTTGAAGCCAGTGTAAAGTAACAAAACGCATAAACGCCTCAGAAGCCCGTAAGCTGCCCTTATCGCCCCCTCCGTGATGACGATAAATCCGCCACAAAAAACTACGCGGGGACGTGTAATCCACTGGACGTCTGTCTAATCCGCTCCAGCTAGAATGTACCATACAAGCTCTATCATAATTGTACCCTCCCAAGGTCGCAGAAGACTCATCAAAATTTCTAATCGTCAGCCCTAAGAAACATAACAACTTTGACAACCTATTTGGTCGCTCTGCGTGTACATACCAACGGGGGTCTAAAATTGACGACAACAAAGAAACTACAGAATCTACATCCACATTCTCAAAGAATGAAATCGCATTAAACGCGGGGTGATACTGAAAAATTATCTTTGCTTTGTCGGTGACGCCTTCAGCGTATTTACTGTCTAGCACCGCAAGGTGAAGCAAATACGCATTAAAATCTACAGACCGCATAAGGTGCCAATTTGCCGAAACCCTCGCCGTAGTGTCCGACTGCCATAGACGGTAAAGAACTTCTTCCGGATCGGCGCGTACTTTCTCCGTATGACAAATCATAGGACTCGCCAACAATACCTGCCGCTTCGCCAGCACAGGTGCTTTTTTATGTCGTTCATACATAGCCAACAGCAACTTGCTATTCTCCGAAGAGCCCATGGCACGGACAACTGGCGCAGTCTTGAACACATTCTTTGTCACAAACTCATCCGGAGAATCGCCTGTGCAATATGCCCCTACTCCGTGTTGTCCGCACCACACGATGCCATCGGCGTCGGTATGTACCCTGAGGTCATCATTCATACACCCATCTCAATTACCTGATCAAACGTTCCTCGCAATTCCGCAGCGTGCGTAATTATTACTAATTGTCGCTTATCACGCACCTCAGCCGCCAGAACAGATAACGCTCCTTGGAAATATTCGACGTTATCATTATCCAAACCAGCAGTAGGTTCGTCGAGAAACATCATGCCAGTATCCATACCAAACAAACGATTAACCGCTACTCTAAAGCAGATAGCTAGAACTGCCTTTTGGCCGCCACTTAAAGACCCGGCAGACCGGGCAGGCGAATTAGGAAAATGCACCTTGAATGACAAGTTTACATCCGCCTCCACCCAGAAAGGGCTGCCGAAAATCTCTAAAGCCTCGTTGATCTCTCCAGTAATACCCATCAGATTTGCCTGCGCTACCTTCTTCGGTAGGTTCTGCCAGTGGAACACGTCCCGGACATCGCCCACAACCTCCCGTAACGCACCCATAGTCTTATGACGCTCAATCTTCTCACGAAGCTCGTCTAAGAGTGACTGGTAGTCACTGAGGGACTCCTGCTTAGCGCTGATGCGTCCCTCTATGCCGCTTATCTCCGTAGCCAGTCCTTCGTGCTCTGCAAGACGAGCCACCGCACGGTCATAAAGATCATCCGTTGTCGGAAGAAGTTGTTCGAGTTCTAAGTGAGCGGCAGCTTCTACTTCCTTTTCTAGCTCCCACCGCGAATACACCGAAGAAACAGCATCCATCTTTTCCTTGTAGTCTGCCTCACACTCCTTGAGCACTCTCTCGTCGTAACTTGCCGACTCCAGCATCATGTCCAGTTCCTCCTCGGAAGGACACGTCGGGGAGTCGGGGGGAGTGCACCGCTCTGTCAGAATCAAATGAGTCTTCTCATAAGAGGCGAGCTTCTCCTCGAAGTCCTTGCGAAGTGCAGCTTCCAAATGCTCCCCCTTCACCTCCTGCAAACACGTGGGACAAACCTCGGGCGACAAATCTAAAACCGGCTTCTTGCTTTCGTGTGTATCTAAGCGATGAACAGACGCCACACACGCAGCCACAGCAGCGTTATACACATTCCACAACTCCTTGGAGGCATTCGCCGCACCCACACTCTTTAGAGTCTGAGCCGTCCGCAGACAGGCAGCAGACATTGCTTTATCGCTGACAACGCGCTCCTCTTCTCGCAGATGCCAGCTACTCTCGAAACTCAGTATATTCTCTTCAGACTCAGCAATTTTCTTTACCAGAGACGTTCGACGCTCATGATTCTGAACCACTGCTAAAGCACCGTTACGGCTATTCTCCGACAATCGTCGGTCCTGTAACCCCTTGAGCTTTTCTTCTTCCTCCGCAATCTCCTTCGATAGAGCTGCGATATTAGTTACCAGAGTATCGCTGTTATCAACGATCTCCACATTCAATTCACTACTTGCCATGAACTTCGTACAGGCATCATATATATCGGCTGACTTCTCCGTACCGCACAGGTGGCGGAAAGACTCAGCACGCTTGCTGTCTGTCTGAGACAGGAACTCGAACATACTCCACTGATTCACAAACACATATGTGTCAATCAATCTCTTGTGTAGTCCGATATCCTTGACCAAGCGTTCCTCGATATCTACGGCTTTCTTGTATTCACGTTCGCCTGCGATAATCAACTTCGCACTATTAGGACGAAGATTACGACGCAGTATGAACTCTACAGATTGATGCTCACCATTCACTTCAATGAAGCTGGCAGCATCTGCCGGAGCCGTGTCACGAATAATGTCCGCCTTCACACCGTGAAAGCGAGAGAAATCATTCGTCAGACAGGCGTAAATGCCGTTTACAAGGGTCGACTTCCCACATCCATTGGGACCTACTATTCCAATCAATCCATGATTTAGGTTAAATGTCGCGTCCTCGTACGGCCCAAAGTTCTTAAGGCGAACCGTATTAATCCGCATATTATTTTCTTTCTATAAATAAATCCCACTCAACCACGACAGGAGGAACCAACTTAATTTGTGGTTTATGTCCCATGACATTCTCATACTCCTCCTTGCCGTCATCCGCCGACACAGGCAGCACACGAAAGTCATTCGTATGCCTAATACGCCTAGCGGGATTGAGCGATAAGTTAAATGAGTCCCTAGGTACTAGCGAAACAACGTCCTTACACAAGTAAGGAAGATATTTCTTACTCCATCCAAAACGCAAGTCTTCGTCGAGAAGAACGCCTTCCCCTGTTTGAGAGTCATCTTCAAAACTCAGCAAACGGAACCAAACACCTTGACGCGACTTGGACAACACGGCACGAACTAAATTGTCCATTGCCTCGGCGGTAGGTAAATGATGCAGAAACTTTGACGCGAGATAGAAATCGGCTTCCGGCAGCTCTTCTAACGAAGCCGCCTTAGACAAATCCCAACACTCAAAAGACGCGCCAAAACTTTCCAAGTCATCACGACACACTTCTTCCCTATCTACCCCGAGACATTCCGAAGGTTGAATTTTGGAAATGAAGTCCCGGCGAGACGGGAAAAACCTACCTCCACGCTGTAAAAACGAAAACAACGTAGTGCCAATGCGTGTACCTAAGTCAACTACTTTCATTCGTCAGCTGCTCCTTCTGCCACCGAACTAATTCTTCGACTATGTTAGGAGATGCAAGCAATCGTTCGGACAGATTACGAACCTTCTCGTCATCCACTTCGTCCCGTAACATATCGGCCATTGTAGCCGCGTCGCCCGCTTTAAACTCCTCCGAATAGACATCGTCTGCTGTCATGGTGGGTATCTCTTTCCAAAATAGATGTGCCCTGCCATCGAGAAAATTCTCAATACGACGAACCTCATCCGCAATATTATGCGAATAGGTAAAGTGAAAGATGGGAGTACATATCTCCTCCGGGAGCTTGTTTGCATCTGCGTAATCAAACACACGAGCAAACTCGTCCTCGATCTTCCCCATTACGTCATTAACATCTTCCGGGGTTTCAAGCTTCTTTTCCAACCGAACAACCGGTCGAGACTTCAGCTCAACTGGCTCGAACTCCGGGAGCCCGTCATCCCCCTCAGACAGATAATACATGTACTTCTGGAGAGGCTCAGCCACGGACTGCATGCACGTACTGCCGGGTGAAAGAATTTGAAGACTCTTATCGTCAAACCACTCTAGACGGCTCTCATGCAAATCACCCGTGATGAGTGTCTTAAGTTTAGGGGCAATCTCGCGAACGTCTGAGAAAGATCCCTGAGGCAACGCCCGCTCTCCCATCCAATCCAACCACACCTGATGCATCACCAGAATATCTTGGTCACCCATCTCAGAGCACTCTTCCAGTTCCCGTCGAAACGTCTCCTTGGATTGATAATCAATTCCTTCCACCCAAAAAGGTCCAATATCTACGCCTGCAAAGGCTAGGTGATGAGCATGCTTGCTTAACGATGCCCACGGAAATTCTTGATATTCATGCTGCCCCTGTATGAACAACGTCTTTATGCCTGCAAATCCAAGCTTCTCAATTCCCTGCTGCAACTTGATTATGGGCTCCGAGCCGTTAATCTGACGGTCAAGAAGATCTCCCGCAAGGATGACAAAATTCACCCCGGATCGGATAGCTTCTTCCTGAATCTGTTCCCAAGCGTAGTAGGAATCGCCTACAATGGGTCTGTGTCGCCACGTCTTTGGCTTCAAATGCAAATCCGAAGCGACTAATGCTAATGGTTTATTCATTTTAAATACCGGAATTTAACCTATATGAAACCTATCATTACACCCATCCCAGAGGTCGCAGATCGCTACACCATTGCACTGCTGAAAATTCAGCGGCTAGATGCTTCCGAAATCGACGTGGATGAAATGCAGCAACAGATTAACTATTACAAGGAAGGCCTCGATCTGGACAACCCAGATCTGGCCGACCTCGTTGATAAACTTTACCATGTAAACGGTCTTATGTGGGACGCAGAGCACGCTATTCGCAAAGGTCAAGACGAAGGTCTTGGCCTAGAGGAAATAGGCACACGCGCTATCCATATCCGTGACCTCAACCGAGATCGTATGAAGATCAAGAACGATATCATCGACCTAACAGGCGATGGCTTCAAGGATGCGAAGATGAATTACGCAAAGTAATCACGGAATACGCTGCTGCTGTTGCTGTGCGTTCCTAGCTTCACCCTTGAACTTGTCTTCGAGGCGATCTTCCTGCTTCCTAATCTCGTCAATTGTTACATTGTGATTAGAATCCAATTGACGAAGATGAGCCTTCAAGGGCGCAAGCTCCTCAGTTAGAAGCTCTTGCGTCTTGACTACATCACGCCGGAGGCTCTCCAGCGTGGCCTGCTGATCCCTTAACGCCCTATTAGCCGAATCTACCTGCTGATAAACAACGAGCGCCACACCGGCCACTATGGACGCTACAGCAGTGCTTACCGTCGTAATGATGGTAGCGTCTACTAGTCTACGTACGCGGCTCGGCTTCGTTTCGCTTTCTGTCATCTTTAAGGTCCTTCCCGCTTCTAGTCGTACTTCCTTAGTTCTTCCTCGGTCGCGTGTGGTACTTCTTTGCACTCTGCTAGATAAACCACCCCGTCAGCGAGTATCCCGTTGGTAAGCTCAGTCAGTAGCCAATCTTCCGCACCGCTGCGTTGACTGCGATTATGAGCGTCGTCGTGGATATCGACTAAGATTGAAAACCGTTTCCAAGCACTAGGCTCGGCCTCTACCTTTAAGTTTGGGGTGGTAGGCTCTACCAATAGCCTATCTTCGGCATCTATGCAGCCTTGGGCATCGCTGCGTGTAAGTCCCTCGTCTTCAAGAGATTGTACTCTACGATCATACTCCTGCCACTCCGGGCTTAGCTGGGTTTGTCTGTCTGCCATCTTCAAAGTCCCTTTCATATTCTTTTCTAAACTCATAACTCATCTGCGAAATAGGAATCGTGTGCGTAGGATCTTCACTCTCAGGATCAGCCCACACAACAACACGCAATTCACCTTCCCATATTTCTAGTAGGACTCCTTGTCCCCATGTAAACCTCTCATCGTCCATGTCCACCCATAACTGCCCCCCGTATTCGCCATACTCCATACGTATTTGAACGTTATCCCAAGGCCTTGGGGCCTTGTTCGCGTATTCCGGGCTCTGCTCCTTGAGGGAGGTATGGATCTTGTTAGGACCTGCGCCGTGATTTCTCTCAGTCATTTGCTTCTCCCGTGTGTTTAAAGCCATCTTCTTCTATGACATCACACACATAGACCATACCCTTTTTTACTTGGTCGATTAGCCACGCTTGATTTTGGGAATCTTGACGTTCTTTAATTTCGTCTGCGGTTTTCTCGTCGACACTGTAGACGCTGGCAATGTCAACTATATAAGTTGTCGCTGGTTTTTCTGTTTCTTTACTCACTCTTTACCTCCTAAATATTCTAAATCTTCGCCTAGGAGTGTAGTAAGTCGTGGTGGCTGCCTTCCTGACCACGGGCTTGGAACTCCGAAAAGCCCCAGCCCAGTACCACCTGCCAGTGCTTGATTGGGCGGCTCCCCACCCACACTTATCTACACTACTCAACACCCAATAGCGATGTCCTGATGATCCCATCCAACCTCTGAGCGCACTCGCTGGTGTGGTGTAACCCACCGCAATAATATTCTCACCTCCGCCGTGATACATGGAATGCTGTGATGCCATCTGTTCCGCCCACTTCTGAGCTATTTGGCAACACTCCTCATCCAAGACCTGAGGCTTCAAATTATACTGCTTACGATGCTTCATCGCTTCCGCGTGCATATCTAATGCAATCGGACTTTCCTGTGCAAATGCAGAAGGTACTAGAAGCACCCATACCATCAAAAACTTGTACATACTCACTCCTCCTCGTTATCGTCTACCCATCCATCGGGCTTAACATGCGACTTCCCTTCCGCATATCCGGGGTAATAGCACTTACGAAATGCCTCCCGTTTCTCAATTAGCTGATCCAGTAAGTTCACCTCAATAGGGTGCGTAGCCTTATCCGAATGCCTATCACCCGTGTGGACGAAAATGTGTTCTCGAAGAACACCGATCAGCAAACTTACACTGCCGTCTGTTAGTTCAATCATACTCTAACTCCTCTCCATGTTTAACCACAAACTGCTTCTCAGCAGCGATAGCGGCCTCGTTAGCCTCTTCGAATGTCGGGTGCCAAGAAAACGTATGGGTTTCCTCAAGGGCCACGTAGGAAGCTGAGCATACAGCGGAAAACTTTCTTGCTTTCCCAACCTCGTTGAGATCCGTGTCAGTCCGCTCTCGTACTGCAAAACGGTATTTCGTACCGTGAAGCGTATATTCTTTAACTGTAGACATTGTCACTCTCCTTCAACTTTGCATTAAAACCAAAATCTAGGGTGTTCTCCTCTTCCCCTTCCCTAAGGTGTGCGAGAATCTTTTCTCGTTGTGCTTCTGTCTCTACACTTATCAGTATTTGAAAAAACTCTTGTGTCATCACTCATCCTCCTCGTCTTCGTCTTCGTCATAGTCGAACTGACGTATCACGTCATGAAACGTACTTTCACCCTCACAGGCGTTGATAAACCTAAGACCGCATGAAACATCGAACCACTCGTACAATTGGTTCAGGGCTTCAGCCTTGTCTTTGACGAGTACCATCTCATAGCCATATTCGAGCAGTCGCTTGTGACTTTCCACATCCAGTGCGATATAGATTTTGTGGCATCCCTCCCACGTAATACTGATAGCCTTCTCCAAGGTGGCTTCAACCTCACCCAAGAAAGGCTCTTTGAAAGTTTCTACGGCGTTAATCATTATTGTCCCCTCTATAGCTTCAGTTTCCCCGGATACGACCCACGTACCACGGCGCCTAGCCGTGCAGTAAGCACAACGGTGGCGTTACAGTTGTCACAGCACCTGTCATCCTCACCTGTTTTAACCGGGGCCGGGTTATGTCCCTTGTCCCAGTACATCTTGCCTTCCGGCGTGTAGTGTTTATCAATCTCTCCGTCGCATATGCAACATTTCATATCTTTATCCCTTCTAATTCGTGATGATCCGCCAACCAAGCCGCACCACCACTGATTTTATTTACTTCATACTTCTCACGTTTCATCTCCGTCTGAATGTCTGCAAACATGCCCTCGGTGTCATACCAAGTGCCGTTCCAGTCGGTACAGTCCCAGTCCAGCTTGGTGTGGTTGCACTGAGAACACACATGTTTGGCAACAAACGCATACTCGTAAATACTTCCGTTACACCAATCCGTGTACCTTCGCATCATGTCTCTAGCGAGCTGACATCGACTCTCGTGGCTAAGGTGCTTTAATTCTTCGTAGTCCCCGAGAATGATCCCGGCACACGTTGCTGTATCCCAACGACACTGCATGCCCTCTCCTCGCAACGACCAGCTACACTGGCCATGCTCGAAATAGTCGAGGAAAAATGCCGTCGCACCCTTTACCTTCTGCCGAATGCCCGCAGCCTTAAGGTCGAAGTCCTTATCGTAGTTAACGTGTTTGCCATTAAACGAAATAAGAGTCCAAGGAGAATACTCCAAAGGACTCTCAGCATCACTAACGTTTTGAATTATCAACTCCATCATCACGTCACCTCTGTTACTGTTGTAATTTCCTCCGTGTATTCAAGAATAGACACGGGTGAAAGTGTTTCAATCCACACACGTGCGCCGCAACCGAGCGGCCTCTCCGGATACACAAGAACCGAAGGCCCGTGAATTTGAATCTCGTGCCCTCGGTAATTCGCTTTACCCGCTTTACATGTAAAAATAGGGCGATCTTCATCGTCCTTAGTGTTTGCTCGAATCATGTGTTGGTTAACGTGAATCCTTTTCACGCCTCGTTTACCAGCAAGAACCGAGCGCCGCCCCACCTCAGTTATCGTCGGGGTGGAACAGCTTGTCGAAGTCGATTTCTTCTTTATCGTCATCTCCGGATATTACTCCCATTGCTTGTAGAAGCGTGTCAGGAATACCAATTTGTTTAAGCGTCTCAGCCAGCTGCTCTTGCTGGGCCTTACGCTCTTCTTCCTGCTTCGCTTCGTGGGTTTCCGGATCAAGGAATGCGTTTAGGAGGATAAGTGCCCCCATCTTCACACACATAATCCGGCTAAAAATACACTTATCACAATCCCAATTCTCCTCGTAATTCCGGTAAATCCAGTCCCAGCGCTCACGAATAGCCCGCAGCGTCATCCACGTGCGAAACAAACTTGGAATCGCTATGTTGGACAATATCGCAGGATCAACCGGCACTGGTCTCGTGTCTGGAATAAACGGATCTTCTGGCGCTTCAAATCTACGAGATTCTTCGTTCGCCCAATAACGTAGAGAATCTACCCACCCCTCTAACAGTTGCAACTGTCTGTGTATCACTAAAGGTGTACACAATTGCGTCGCAAATGGAGGAGATGTTATCTCTTGCTCACTCATTTTCTTTCCTCCCGTTAGGCGCTACACCTAACTTGTTTTCAAGTACTTCAAGTCTCTTGTAAATATCATTAAACTTGGCCTCCTTGCTCTTACTCTTTCCCGCTGCTGGCTTCGTCATACGATAAAAAATACCGCTCGTTCTAAACGCACGAAACCTTGCCTTCCGTAATCGGTTCCACCAATACACACTCGCATCTACCTGCTCCTTAGAGGCTACCGGCGGCATAACATGCACCGGATAAGCAAAGGCCTGTCCAATTGCTCGCGGGGCATCTTTGGCCTTAGTGAACGGACTAAGTACTTCATGTACCCCTCGCGAGATAGGATGGTCAGCCTCACCGACAGCAAGATACTTTACCCGGCCACTAAAGCTGGGAGTCTCAGAATCTGAATTGCCCCACAAGTACGTGTACGCAATCACCCCGCTGTAGTCAGGTATAGCCCGATGTGCCGCTCTCACAGATGCCGACACGTCATTAAAGGCACCCCCAAAATCCACGTGCCCCCACTTCCAATTCGCAATGTCGTTTTTGTGCCCCTCAAGCAACTTACACGCCTTTATTACTACACGTCTGCTCCAGCAAAACGGACACACCGGAATTTGACACGGTACAATTTCCCCGGCATCACACCGGTTAGATACCAGCACAGGAACACAATTACGTGCGTACCCGAACTTCTTAGTGTCAAACGGTGCGTAATCAGCTTCCTTGAGCGTCACAGTGAAATGTCTCCACCGTTTCTGCACTTGCCGAATAAAGGGAACCATATCCCTGTTTTTAGTAGAGCTTATATAAACCTTAGGCGCTAATTCCTGTAACGCCTTAGCCACCGCAATGCGTTGGAAGGAGGGTTTAGAGGTCGTCATCGTTATCGCAAAATCCGGAGGCATATTAGTATCTACCCCCGTCGTCGTCTTGCGTTTCAAGTTCTACATCCTCTATCCCGCCCCTGTAAATCTCAAACATTTCTTCCTGTTCAGCATGCGTCAGCTCTACTTCCTTGTTGTTTTCTGCGGATAATGCCACGCCTTCCATTTCACGATCATCATCACCTTCAGGCGGGTAACACTTCTCCGGGGGCCCTGATAGGACTCCGGGGTCATAGTACCCGCTGCTACGAAACTCAATCGTAAGCTCGTAGCTCTCACCATGCTCCAGTGCCGCTTCAATCTGCACATCCAGATTCTTATCGGAATATGCGTCATATAGCTCACCATCCCGGGCATACAGTTCTGTAACAAACTGTCCCGCCACATCTGCCCACCTGTAACTTTTTCCCATAGCGTCAATCCCAGAATTTAGAGTTACTTAAGCTTTTAACTTAAGCTTGTGAGTCCTATAGATAATATATACAGGGCATCAAGCAGTTACTCTTCTTCTGGTCCTTTCAGTAAATCAGATATTAACTCATCAAAAGATATTGATGTTTTCTTCTCTTCAGAGATCTCCGAATTTTTCTCGGGAACACCCCAGTGAGGTCGGGAGACAAATTTCACCCGACATTTTTGACAATCAGCAGGTATGTAATGGTGAATTGCACCGCAATTCCAACATTCCCACTTAGAACAATCAATAAATGGTTTTGACCTAAATGACTCAGGTCTCATCACTCCTCCTTGTTTTATATATTACTTAACGTAAGGACTCACAAGCTTAAGTCAAAAGCTTAAGTCTAGCAACCGCACCACGACTGCCACTCCTCGCCCCTCCGAATCAAACCCAACCAGACCTTGCCCTGACTGCCATTCCTCGCCTCGCCCAGCCCGACCATGTCTCACCCGACCATACCTCGCCTTGACTGCCATACCACACCCTGCCTGACCTGAACCCACCTCACCAGTACGCACCTAACCATGACTGCCTCGTCACTTCTTTTTTGGAGTATTTTTAAAAATACCTCTGGTTTGGGGATGCCGTGTCGCAATTAAAGATTTACAATTTTGTCGCTCCCTTGTAGGAGCATTACGTATTACCACTTAAATAACAGGAAAAGACATGTTTAAAAAGTGTTTAGCTTCAGCCGTTGTCGTAAGTGTTCTCTCTTTCAGCTCTGTTAACGCACAAGATTGTGATCACGCATCCAAAGCGTCAACTGTGTCATACGTTAGTGCTGTCAGTATGCAAGAAGCCGATAAGCAACCTGTCGTCGCAGCAGAGGGCCGCAGTTGCCGATCTCCCTTACGTAATGCCGCAAAGAGGCTCCGTGACGCACAACCAGTTCGAACGCTTGTTAGAGCCACTGTGAGAACCACAGTAAGAGTTACAACTATGCCGTTTCGGGCCCTACGTGTTATGGCACAAGAACGTCCGGTTCGCTCTCAGATGAGATCAAGATGGAGTGCTCGTTGCAGCAGCTGCGAAAAGTAGGGGTAAAGTTAATATCCGCGCCATGGCTGCCTAGCCTTGCCATTACTCACCGTGGTCTGACCGCGCCGTGCCACCCATTCCATGCCTGCCTCAACGCACCACGCCTCGGCTTGCCAGATCGAACCAGACCCGACCTCGACTGCCGAACCATGTCACACCTCATCGTGTCACACCTCACCATGACTGCCTTGCCCCTCCTGACCCCGCCGCTACCCACCACCCCCTGCCATGACTGCCTCGCCAGCCCCGAACCAGACACACCCAGCAACACCCCGCCTCACCATGACTGCCCTGCCCGACCTTTCGCCGCCTCGACACACTACACCACACCTAGCCTTGACTGCCGTAACCCACCCCACCTTTCCCCGCCTTAACGCAACTTACCAGACCCCGCCTCGACTGCCTCACCCAACCGGACCTATCCCAGACCGGCCCCACCCCGCCACGACTGCCTTACCACTCCAAACCAGCGCATAACGTTCCAGACCATGCCTAACCTCACCTTGACTGCCATTCCGAGCCTTACCCCTCCTGACCCCGCCGGTACCGACCGCACCATGCCATGACTGCCCAGCCGCACCCTGCCGCACCTCTCCCCGCCTCGCTAAACCTAACCATGACTGCCATTCCTCGCCTAACCGTGGCCCACCTCGCAGTGCCTTAACACACCTTACCCTGCCAAGACTGCCTTACCTGACCTAACCCCGCCAGACCTTAACAAGCCCCAGCTCACCATGTCACACCTCGCCATGACTGCCATGCCATGTCACACGAATAGCGTTACGTCCCCACGACGCTGTTTGACGAGATTTCCAAACTAACTATTCGCTCCCAAATTAATCTTCTTCCGGTGCTTCCAGCTCTTGAGCCAGAACGTCCGTCGCATCGTAAATGTCTGCCAGTGGCAGCTTACCCCGGAGCAGCAGGTAACGACGACGCCACGACAGGAAATCACGGCAAGCTCTCGCTACCACCTGTGAAGAGCTTTCCTCGTCGTTCAGAACGTTTTCGTAAGAAGTATACAACTGACGAGCATCCTCACCCGAGTCTGCCCTCGTAATATGAATGAACGCAGGAACGCTCACCGCGTCGCCGCGTTCGTCAATCACCTTAATATCAATCGAATTGATGATATTTCGAGCTTGATGAACTCGCCACTTTCTCGCAGCAATTGTATCTTCCCACTCAAACTGACTGTAACTCTTACTGTTTGGGTTTGCCTTAACCCAATCCAAGTACTCATGCGGGGTAAGCTCGTCCCCCTCGTTCTTCTGCATCAATGCGTGAATCTCAGGACCAACCTCTTCAGCCACCTTATTGCTAAGAGGACGAGTCGGCTTGGCACTAAATTCAACAGTTACATCGTAACCACTACTCATAATTTACCTTCTTTCTAGATAAAAACCGGGGGCAGCTTCGGACTTAGTCTAAGACTTAGTACACCACTGCCCCCGGACAACCATTTTCAACGTGAGTTATAGTTTTCTGCTCCAAGCATAAAAACCAAGCCGACACTCCACTACAAAAAGCAAGCAGAGCAATTGGCACGCCCTCATCTTTTTATGCCAAGGGCAAGCGAACAAGATGCGTATACTGTCTTGCCAGTGATCTTGTTGTTCCATAGTTTACCCCTTTACTTACAGAGTTTTCTTTTCCAGCTCGACGCTGTCCAGATCCACATCGAACGCGCCGAACTCGCCGCCACGTTCATTACGCCATTCGCCGACACCAACCGTACGACCAGAAATACGCAGCAACTGAATCAGCTGCTCTGGTCCGATGATGTCCGACATGTGCTCAATCTCGATGTCAACTGACCAGCCCGTGTACTCAGGGCGGTAACGCAGGTCAGTCTTGTTGCCCTGCAACTTCACGGGGTCTTCCCGGGAGACAACCGTCTCAAAGCTCAACGGGACGAACGAGCCAAACGGACTTCTAACTCGCATGTTACAGCGAGTGTCCGTCATCACAGCACCGCAGCTCTTAGCGGCACGAACCATACCGAGCCGGAACCCGGAAGCACGCACACCATGAACCGCAGTAGCGTCTTCAAAGGCCAGCGGAACGAAGATACCTTCGTAGCTGTATTCCTGATCGTTGTGATGTGGGTTAGGGCGTTTACCGTCCTTGTCCATCTGATTGTTCAAAATATACATTGCGTCAAAGTACTCACCCGCCTGATCCTTTGGGGGTCGCACCTTAGAGGCCGCCGTCTTGGGGCCCATCAAATCGCGCATTTCCTTACGCTTCTTTTCACCCATCGCATGAATAACCAACGGGGTCTCGCCAATAAGGCGACACTTGAAGATATCCATGTTCACTTCGGGAATCTCAATTCGCGTCTTAGCGAAAGGGTCGTTAGCCGCAGGCTTCTTTGCGCTAGTCTTCGTAACTGTAGCCATGTTTTCGTTTCCTTGTCTCAAATGTGCATAAAAAAAGCCTAGGGCAACACACCCTAGGCTTAATCTGCTAAACAAATTTTCTCTTACTTTAGACTGTGGGGAACTCCTATGTTCATCAGAAGTCTTTTACATTGTTCCAATGTTTGTACCCCAAAGTTTACGATACCCAACAAATCGTCATTGGTTTGCTGAGATAACTGACTCACGGTTAAAATACCTTTTCCTTCCAGACAATTGACAGCACGTACGGATAGGCCGGTGTCTGCTAAACTAGTCAGCATCCACTCCTCTAACCGCATAGCCTCTTTCTCGTCTGTGGACATAAACTTTAACCACTCAGGGTCAGGGGGCCGTCGTGTTCTCCTAACGCTAGGCCCAAATCGTTCTACCATCTGGTTTTCGAATCCTTTCTAATAAATTCCAGTATTTACGGGTGTGACTGGAAGCCGTAATAAAACCTCGGGGCATGCTGGAACTCCAGCGACCCTTTGGCATTATCTTCCTTACGTGTCACGTTAATGTAAGGAGCCCCAAAACCGTGCACTTCAAAATCCTGCTGAAGTTCTGTGGTATCCCACACTTGCCCGTGTTTTTCTTCCAATCGTACTCGTTCAGTATCCTTGTCTGAACTCTCTACTTCTGTGTTAATTCTAGCAACTTCCGCTCTGCGGAAGGTTTCAGTTGGGTCGACCATTTTCGCTTTTCCTTCTCATTTCGCTAATGTAAATAATATCGTCACGATCTTCCGGGGGAATAGGCTTTCCTGTCATCAAGTCTCGTCCCTCCTCGTAACGCTTACGATACAGGGCGATCCGTACGTCCCTGTTGATATCCGCCTTTGTTTGCTGGCCCATCGTTTCCTTCTTCGTCTCGCGTATTTCCTGCGCTACGAGCCTGTCGTCTCCGTTCACACTAAACTGCGTTCGAATGTACTTCATAGATAGTCCTCCTTGACAACACTACTCACTCAATCATCCCCCTCGTCCGCTTCTTCTCCGAGAATGTGGCACGCTTTCTTAAACGTCAAAAACAGGTCAGGCCACTCCTTCGCAATCTTTCCTTCGACATTGGCGGCTCTCACATCTTCCACGAACTCTTCGAGTACATGTAGAGATTTGGTATGCCACTCAGGGTCCATGGCCATTAGACAGTCTCCTTTACTGTCAACTTCTTTTTCCGCACCAGCTTTCCTGCCTGCGCCCGTAATTCATACCAAAGTTTAGGGGGATGGCCGGGCATAATATCATTCCTCGCTTTTTTGCCGCTGTGATGCCTTCTATTTTTCCAATTTGACATCGACAGTCTCCTTATCTTTCAACTTCTCGTCCCACGCCCAGAAGTTGCACTCTAGCCGACTACCAAAGCCCCGGATGAAATCTTTCAAGCTGACCTCTTCCACTACTGGAAGATCCTCAACGTCTTTCGAATTGAGCGCGGCCCAAACAGTAGGAAAGATTTGGACCTTCTTTTCCTCTTTAGGGAAAGTCTTGTAAAGACCAATTTCTAACGGCTTGTCTTCTGAGATGGGGTCTTCACCTCCCACACCCTCAGAGTTCAAGACAAAGATACCTTTTGACGTGACTATACGTGCCCACGCAAGGTTGGTGTGAAAGCCTATACCATTCCAGTCTTTTGGTTTCGCAAACTGCGAATACGCTTCCTCAATGGCAGGCGCTAGATCAAGTACCTCCACTACTACATCTGATTCTCGTTCTTTATATCTACTCATTCTTACTTCCTTTCAGCTTGAACACCAACCACCGATCGAAAACCCGCAGGTATCCCCCGCATCGTCTGCGAACTCAGCACCCATTGCTGGCTCCCACTTCTCGTGGTTGGTTGTGATGTGTCTTTCTGCGTCCAACGCGGATGGAAATACCTCTGACACCCAGTTAACTCCGTTTGGCATCACGCCAATGCAGCCAGAGTAATTGTTCCCATCTTCGTAAGCCGACTGACACTGGTCAGCCATAAATTGCTTTTCCGCTTCCTGTTTATTGGCGACCATATATCGCCTGTAATCTGTACATGCACCCATTATTCTTCCTCCTCTATGAGCCATTCCACTTGATCGCGCTCCCCGGCCTGCGCTCTCTGTAGTCGCTCAATTAATTGAGTTGTTGCTTCTTCGATTGCTTCTTCCGCCGACGAGGCGTCAGAGGCAAATTGTGTATCTAGGTATACGAAGAATGTCATACTATATACCCCTATATTCTACTTATGCCCATGCGGAGGGATATCTACACCCCCTTGAACGCCAAAATGATGGTGCGCCGAGCACCCACTAGATGCCAGCACCGTCAGCGCTAACAATAACAGTCCTACTCTCACACAAATCTTCATCTACATTCTCCTCTTCATAAGAAACTTCCTCTTTCGGCCAAACCTCGTAAGGCCCGGTCTCACGAATATCTTCCAGCCTTCCCGATAACCATTCCGCCACCGTGTAGGCAGCAATAATAGATTCTTCTGACTGGAAGATCTTACGATCCTTCAAAATACTCAGAAACTGAGTAACCTTTTGTACTTCCTTGTACTGCAAGTTACGACCAATTCGAACGCCCCACAGGAATACGATCCCAAAACCGATCACTAATCCCGCGAAACCTATAACAGATTCAATCGTTAACATTTTTCACCTCCTTGTATTACACTTTTACTTACTTTTCTCCTTCGCGTTACTCACGGTCCTACCTCCACTTCTAGATGCGATATATCTTTAGTAAACCATATCGGCATAGTATACCTCTCTCCCTTTACCTCCCTGACACCATGTCTATGTTGCAGATCGGACGGGAATAAAACTACTTTGCCTTTCTCCGGCTTAACCTCGTACTCAAGGGCCGGGAAATAAGTTTCCCCGCCCTCGTAGTCATCGTTTAGATAAGTGACTCCTGATACGTTTCGGTAAGCACAATAGTTAGGTGTCCCGTCCAGCCAAGCAGCATCTGCGTGTACATCCATGTCCATACCGTCTGGCCAATAAACCAGATCGGTGTAGTCAGGATATAACGTTCCCTCAAATAACCCCCGGACCTTAGATGTTATGTCAAAACGAAAAGCACCCACCATTTGCTTTATGTGCAAATCAGGTATTCTGTTGAAAGGTACAGTTCTCCCGTCGAAGTGGGCGTTACCTTCGTTTTCTGGTTCGTACTCTTTCCTATTTTTGAGCCACGCCACGATCTCGCCACAAGTGGAACTGCTGACAAACCCGGGGATCTCGTATATCTGACTGTTACCCATTACTTATTCTCCTCTCTTTCGTAGGCTCCGAGAGCCTCTAGTATTATGTCTGCCATTGAATGCTGACCAGTATAATATTTACGATGCTCCCACGCTTGATTCATGTAAGCTGCAATATGTCGCGCTAGTTTCTTGTCGATGAAATGTTGCACATCCTCAGGTCGATAACGAATGGTCCGACCAAATTTGACGGCACCCAGTAATCCTTTGCTGGTCCAGCTCTTGACGGTCTTAGGTTGAGTTGCGAGCATTTCCGCGACCTGATCGATTTTTAATAGATTTTTATTCACTTAGTCTCCGTTCGCAATTCCGTTGAACAACAAAGTCGCTATGAGTTTGTCCATCTTTTCCCTTAGCTCGTAGTTCTCTTCTGTATCGTCGGCATCATTGCCGTCAGGAGGTAAGAGTCCATCGTACATGGTGTCCCATGCCAGAGCTTTTTGCTCGTACTCTTTTAGCTTTTGGTAGACATCCTCGTCTGTGTGCTGATTTGTCCACGCACCGTCTCCAAATGCCAACTCCCACGTATCTTCTGCAAACATTCGGTCAATCACGACTTCATGTTTGCTAATTGTTAATGTTCTATCTTCACTCATATTTCCTCCTCCGTTTAAATGTATTTCAAGATTAGCCAAAGCTCCCGTCATCTGCTGCTCTTGAAAATACTCAAGAAGATCTGCCGCATATATTCGACGATCTTTCTTTATTCTCCAGCTTCGCAGTTTTCCTGCGTTAAGCAGGTTTTTAACGACCGTAACACTGCAACCCATCACAGCAGCCATCTGGCCGGTGGTGAGTATCTCGTTTGGCTCCGGGGGTTCCAGTAAGAAGTGTGCTGGCATTCCATGCTGCTTAAGGTACCTTCGAATTTCCCAATCGGGGATTCTCCGGTGTGTGTTTACGCGGAAGCCTTTAATAACTCCCGTGTCCACTAATTGCTTAAGTAAAGCATCACTTATTGCCAGCCTCCTAGCTGCCTCATGAACCTTAAAGTTTCGGTATAAAGATTTGATGTTGATAATCCATTATCACTTGGCAGGCCAACGTTCAGAAAGAGTCACGTTGATAGCAATCTCTTTATCGTAAGAGACCAAGGTCCCTAACCATCTTCCGAATTTGCCTGTTTTATGGGTGCTAAGCCAGAATCTCTTATCGACTTTTTCCCCTTGTTTAATCAAGTCCTTAATCGCCTCCGTAGCGGTGCCCCACTCGTCGTGGCCACGTTCGGGAGTATCCACGTTCAGCAGGCGGATACGTACCGTCTGCTTCAAGTAGAAGCCCATATCAATGACAACGTCTACAGTGTCGCCATCAATTACTCTATCGACTGTACACAAGTAGTCATACAGTCTCATTTCCTTCAGCTTGGCCATTGTTACGCTCCTTCTTAGTACGCTCGTCTCTAATGAAATTGGCAATTTCTTGGAACTCTTGTGCCGGGTCATTGCCGCACCAGTCACCATTGACGTTGACGTCTACCATATCTAAAACCGCATCTAGTATCTTAGTATCTTCCATCATTCTTTGCCCTTCTGTTCCTTCTCGTATTTAAGCTCATCCACGTAATGCTGAATGACAGTCCAATTAATACCTATTTCCGCATCGTGTTTACGTCGCATGTAACGCAGAATTTCCATCGCCTCTTCGTCTGTCATCCAGCTGTCAGTGATCGTGGAATTTGCAGGAAACGGTCCGCGTATAGTGGCCATGCTTTTAACGTCCTCTACACACCACACAATAGCAATCTTGTCTTCCCAAGACTTTTGCATGCACTCAGCGGCCTGTTTAACAGCCATCTCTGGCTCAAGAACCGGGATCAGCAAACCTGCTTCCTCTAGGTTCTTTGCCATATCTCTCAAATCATGTTCGTACATTTTGTTCGTTCCTTTGTCCTTTTAATCCCCCTGATTTAATCCAAGCTTTAACGTTTTCTTTAGATCCTTTACAGCCACCGGGGATAGGTTCGTTGTAAAGGAATTTAACGTAATCGTGCAAAGCTTCCCGGTTTGCATCATCAGCATGCGCGAAAGCACCGGACAAATCATTACTGAATACCGCAGTTAAGAAATGGCCAAATGGCTGCCCTGCCTCGATATACCACTGGACTGAGTCCTGCATATAAACAGGCAGCCGGAGGTAATTAATATCTCTACTCATTGCTCATCTCCTTTACGATTTTCTCTACGTTCGGCGCGGCCTTCAATCTCCTCCAGCAATCTTGGAAGGTGATTGGGATAGCGGCTTAAATAGTCGTCCGCATCCGACTTCTTTGTAAATCTACTTGCGGCACACGCCCTTTTTAGTTCCTCTAGAAGCTCTAAGGATTCTGAGCGACTATATACATTGTTCTCTACTGTTAGCTCTATGGTTTCATCAACCAAATCAACCAGCACGTACTCGCCTTTGAATAATGTCGTTATCGTACTCTCTCCCGTTCCTTCCAGTCGGGCCATCATGTCAATGTAGCGGTCATCGTCTAAACCAGCATCTTGCTCGTCCATCTCTTTGGGACCGATACATTCTTTCCATTCTTTAAGTGCGTCTATTAGATTCACTTTGTCTTTTTCACTAAGTTTCATTTCCATTCCTCCTTTTCACGCCATATTCCGCTCGGTCGGGGTTCACGTTGACCCTGATATTTCGCAGAGTCGTAGCTGTCATACTCGCCCTCTATGAGCTCGTAATAGATCTGACAGACACGCATCCCAGCGTAGACATACACGGGCTTGGTGGCACTGATCTCCAGTGTCCACGTCCCACAGAAGCCTACGTCACCGAACCCAGCGGTGGTGTGAACGCTGATCCCTAATCGTCCAATGCTACTCCTGCCTTCAATGCAGGGGATAAGATTAGGGGTTTCTGTATATTCCTGCGTTGCTCCCAGATATAACTCTCCGGGCAGTAGCATGAGCCCCTCAGTAGGGATCACGATTTCTTCTGTCTGGTTGTCTTTCGCTGCGTCCAAGCACTTTTCAGAATAAACCAGAAGCTTCTCCCCAAGACGCAGGTCGTAAGAATTGGGGTTTAAAAAAGCCGGGTCGAAGGGCTCAATTACAATTGAACTATCTTCGACCCGGCGTTGAATCTCTTTACCGCTAAGTTTCATCAGGTGGTTCCGTTCGAAATATCCTCCAGCATAGTCTTAGCGGAGCACGTTCCGACGCGCTTCACAATACATTCCATCTCGTGATATGCGGCAAGAAGCGCTCCGGTAGTGGGCGAAGTTACCGCAGTGCGACGTTTAGCGGCAGTTGTCGTTGCCCCGACGTTCGAAGTCCTCGTCATCTTAGTAGAAGGTAAGGACCCCCGTAAAATCTGAGAAACATAAGTCGGATTACACCCGACCTTTTCTGCGATTTCCTTATTCGTCATGTTAGGGTACTTCGTGCGAAAACTTACAACTTTCTGTTGCTTGGTCTTCTTTCGTTGCCCCTTCGTTTTCTGCGCTGTCACTGTCGTCTCGGTTTTTGATTTTGTTGTAGCCATTTTCTTCTTCTCCAGAGTTAAGATGGGGATCTTTAATCCCGACACGTTTCATCCAAGGTTCGCACGCCTGTAAATTCTTCAGCCAGTCTGACACAGACGGAATGAAACCACAATCCTCCACCACATGTTTTTCTGCAATTGTCCGGACGGGAACATCCCTTCCATTACTGTTACAAATAGAAATACCAAAAAGTTTCTCACATAGGAACACCCCCCATGTGTTGTGCAATAACGCACGGTGACGAATGTCGCCCATGTGCGCCTTAGTGCTGTCCAAGAAGTTGTGGATAGGCAAGTAGTCCTCTACTTCACCGCCCCACCGCTTCACGCTACTTATCGAGTGATGTAAGGGGTGTGCCATCGACGTCCTCCGCTTTGCTGAATTCGTATGTATCCGTTTCAAAGTGAGTCACTCTTGTATTAGCTTCAACAGTCATACGACACTCGGCTACATTGAGATTGAGAATTCCAAAACCCCCGTCGTTTATCTCGAACCCGTCAGGTAAAGCTTCCGACGCCCAGTAATCATAGGAATCCGTGACCTCTTGGTCTTTTTCAGGAATCCCCCACTTCGCCTCTTGGTCTTTTTGCGGTATCCACGTCTCTTGTTTCAAGTGGTCTGGGAGTTTTATCTTGGCTATCTCGTCCTTAGGTATCTCATCGTCTTCTGTGTGGTACCCGCAGCTTGACCGATCCTCGTTGTATTCCTTGAAGAAATAAACGGCATCGATACAGCCATTGTCCCCTGAACCTTCGTATTCACACAGTACTTGCGCAATTCCATTCTCCGTGAAGAACTTGCACCATAACGGCATTTTATCCTTGAATACGTTCTTCTTCGCTTCTCGCTCCATATTATACTTTTTTACCCAATCGCTTTCGCTTGTAACTTCACTCATAATTAGTCCTCATAACACGCTATACACCACCAGATCACGTCGCCGTCGTAGTACTCTACGCGCCACGCTTTGTCCCCCGGATTCAAATACTTTCGACACGTTCCGCATGTAAGCTTGCGTGTCTTGACGAATGAATCCACATCCTTCCAGCTGGAAGGACGCACTTTCCGTAATTTTTCTTTCGGTTCCGGTTCATCGTCCGGGGGTAAGTTCTGGTGGTAGTAAGCTGGGTCATTAGAAAAAGGAGCAGTTTCCTGCTCCTTCTTTGGTAATTTAATCGGCTCATTTAAGCCGACTATTAAATCGTCAAAATTGTCTATCATTTCATTTGTAGTACCTTATCGAAACGGTGGTCCTTCATACCACGTCACTAGCGAATAACGTTTTCCTGACGTCACGGGAGTCACACGGTGCCTCAAAAAAGACGGAAACACCAAAGTCGTACCCCGTTCTCGTATCTTCTTAGCGTCCGGAACTTGACCGTCTCCGCCTACCTGCGAAGCATCAACCTCTAAGTCGCCCCCTACGTAATCACTAGAATTACTCAACTGAACGCATATGCTCAGCTTCCTACGGGTCGGGTGATTCATACACCAAGTACAATCCTCGTGCCAGTCGTACTTGCCTTCATAATCCGCGTCATACTCTGTGAACTGTATCTCACGAAAGTACGTCAGCTCAAAATTAAAGGCGTTTACATTGGCAAACTGAAAAGAGTTCTCAAGCCGCCTAAATAACCACTGGTATTTTTCAGCACCTCGATCAAACCAGCCGACTTTTGATCGTCGCATTTTACTGTTGACACTGTTACCACTGCCGTGGCCTATCGTGCCCTCACGACTTCCCAAGTCAGCGCCTAGAGAAATTATCTCTTTGCACTCATCAGGCGTGAAATAGCTATTCCACATTTGCCACCACTGGTTCATTCCGCACGTCCTAAGGATTGAAGTCATACACCGTGCGAGAATCATCGAATCCTGAATCTTCTATTCGCTCTTGTGCCTGACAGTTTTTAATCGTTAAGCGAGCTTCCTTGCTCAGCTTATCTACGTACACATTTAATCCCACACTAGCGCGTGGAATCCAGTGCCAGTGTAGCAGCAAACCATGACGTTGGAAATCGTCAAAGATACGCCACAGAGAGCCATTTTTATTAGGGGTAAGATTCTTTCTTTCCCCCATATCCGTACAGTATTTACTGTCTGTAATTATATGCACATTACGGAAACGCACTTTTCCCCGGTTACTTCGTCGTGACAACTCTTGTGCAACGTACCAATTAAGCGGCTGCAAGTAAGCCATCATTTCCGAGAAATTAACTGTCCCACAGTTCATCGCCCCGAACCAAACACGTCTCTCCAAGGTCGCTTTCTCTATCGAAACAGAGGCCCAACCGCTTTGGTAATTCCAATTGCTGCCTGAGCCGTCGCCAATTATGAGAAGGTCCCAATCAGCTGGCTGGATCTGAAGTCGAAGAAGAAGCTCCTCCAGTGTCTCGGATACTTCCGAGTTCTGTTTTGACTTGTTCAAGCTCCTCTCTCCTTTCCTTAAGCTCCTGAAGAGTTTTTTCTAGCTCTTCACGCACACCACCTAGGAGCTGAAAACCCCTATCAATAATTGTAGCGGCTGCCTGAAGAGTAACTCCTGCGGAACCAATAATACCCGACGGGTCGGTCTGAGCACCTTCTGATCCTAACCATATCCCCTTACTAACACCTTCGGTGTCATTAAACGGACCGTAAAAATCAAAGCTCACAATCACCGACCTCAACACGTCTGCATGCTCCGCAAACGCTTCGGTAATAGTAGGCATAAAAAATTCGACTAACTGAGAGTCGAACATAACGCCCGCTTGTTTTACATCGCTATCTTTCTTTATATCATCCATTAATCACCACTTGTTTCATCTTCATTAGGGTAATCTAGTAATCCATCGTACGGTGTAGGCGTACGACACGTTGCTTTAAAATAATCATTGCCTAGGTTAGCCAACCTAGCTACCGCAAAAGAGTACCATATAACTCTTAAACCGGACCAGACTGACCAACCAAACCATTCAGGCGAAAAAAGTACCATCACAGACAACAGCGCTACCCACGGAGCCAGACAAAAGGGGCAGCCAATAAGCTCTCCCAATTTATTTGTCCAAAGCTCAGTGCGGGCACGCAGTGGGGCGAACAAGAGACTATGATGCCATATCTCAATGATCTCCCATGTCGCTAAGGCGGCAATAATTAATTCAATTATCATTCGTTATCGTTTTTTCTCATTTATTCAATTTATCATCTATAAAATACATTCCGGCGGCATACCCCAAAATCGCAAAGATTAAGATGGGGAAACCGCCAGCCACAATTACACACGATATTACCGCGATTGCAAATATGGTGGAGAATGTTTTTAGTAAATCTCCCATGGTGTTTACTCCTCCGAATCAGGAGGTGTCCACTCGACAAGCTTCGCACGTAACGGCGGTGAATCCCCCTCGGCAGCCACAAGTTTTTGTAGCGTCTTACCTGAAGGATATTTATGAACTAACAGTTCATCCGGCGAAAAAGTTGAAGCGGGCCAGTTAAGTGACCTGAGCTGTTTTCTGCGTTGGAACGCAAAAGGGCTTCGAGATGGCATGACTCCTCCTATCTACGTTATGCTTTAGAGACGAAATTATACTTGCGAAAGTTTATTGTACGCGAAAACATCACGAATACACCTCCCACTTTTATTAAGTGTCACAATTATATGAAACATACATCAACTCCTTCCGATCTTGAAGATCAACAAAGTAAACCGGGGCGACGAACGGCCCGCGACGTTATACAGCAAGAAGACAGAGAAGGGATGATTGATATCGGTCCCTTGATGTCCTCCGACTTGCTAAAAGATATCCGGCTGACAGGCCACGAAGACGAAGTTAGTAAACGACTTCTGGCTGCCAGCCATCTAATGAAAAAGACAGGGCATCTTACCCTGAAACCACTGCTTCCGTTACTGCTACAAATTCGGGGAAAACCTTATCACTTACACGATCACTTCCCCTTCTCACCGTTTTTTAGAACACGAATGCCCCGTAAGACTCTTCTGAAAACCGGACGTCAGGTTTCAAAATCTACTTCACTTGCAGCTCAGGGTGTTCTATTTAGTAACTGTATTCCCTATTTCAGCACCCTCTACATTACTCCCCTCTTTGAAATGATTCGCCGTTTCTCCCAGAACTACGTGCGTCCTTTTATTGAAACTTCTCCTGTGATGAAGCTCTTCTCAGGAACCACCACAATTAACTCTGTACTACAGCGTAGTTTTAAAAACCGATCGCAAATGATCTTCTCATTCGCCTCGATGGACGCCGAGCGTACTCGCGGTATCTCCGCCGACAAAAACGTTATCGACGAAGTACAGGACATGGACATCTCCTTCTTGCCCGTTATTCATGAAACCATTTCAGCATCTCGTGACTGGGGTCTTCTCCAGTATGCGGGTACTCCGAAGACGCTTGACAATACAATCGAAACATTGTGGCTAGACAGCTCAATGGCCGAATGGATGGTCAAATGCCCTCATTGCTCTTACTGGAATATCCCTTCAATAGAGTACGACCTCGTTAAGATGATTGGCCCTCACCACGAGGATATATCTGAGAACTGCCCGGGCGTAGTGTGTGCTAAGTGTAGAAAACCAATAAACCCTAGACCACCCTATCAAGGAGGAACAGGTAGATGGGTACACAGGTACCCAGAAAAACGCTGGTCCTTCGCAGGTTATCACGTGCCGCAAATCATCATGCCGATGCATTACGCCGACGCAGAGAAATGGGAAGTGTTAGTCGGTAAGCAACAAGGTAAAGGCAATACACCTGTCAATGTCTTCATGAACGAAGTCTGCGGTGAATCCTACGACTCCGGCAGTAAACTCGTCACCATTACGGACCTCAAAAAAGCCGCAAGACTTCCGTGGCCTAGAGAACTAGAAGACGCCGTTAAGCACATTGACGAATATAACTACCGCGTATGTTCGGTGGATTGGGGAGGAGGAGGTGTCAGTAAAGGTAAATCCGATATGGCCTACCAGTCTTACACGTCCATTGCCGTCATGGGCTACTCATCGGACGGGAAAATAGATGTTCTCTATGGGTATCGAAGCCTGCATCCTCACGCGCATGTCCGGGAGGCTAAGATTATTCTAGGTATCATGAATCACTTCAAGTGCTCACACTTAGTGCATGATTACACGGGAGCAGGAACCATCCGTGAAACTGTCATGAGTCAGGCGGGACTGCCGCAACAGAATATTATCCCTATTGCGTACGTCGGAACAGCGAGAGGAAACGTCCTCAACTTCAAACCCGCCACAGATCTACACCCCCGGGATCACTTTACTATGGATAAAGCCCGGTCATTAAACTACACGTGCCAGTTTATTAAATCAGGAGTTATCCGGACGTTCCAATACGACTATAAGGGGTCCGGAGAAAAAGGTCTGCTACACGATTTCCTCAACCTAATCGAGGATAAAACCGAAAGCGCATTCGGACGTGATAGCTACAAGATCCTAAGAGATCCAGCAGGTCCCGACGATTTTGCGCAAGCCGTCAATATGGGAACAATGATGTTATGTCATATGACCGGCAGATGGCCTGATCTGTCACAGTACGAAGACGTGGAAGTTGGACCTGAGCTGGGTTCCGCTCTTACCCCGGGCAGCCTTAAGGACTGGGAAGACATGTAAGACACTGGGCTGCCTCTTTAAACACGGGGTACAGCCCAGTTATTTTTCTGTCCTTAGCCCACGCTTTAAACAGAGCTAACACCTGAAGCTGCCAGTGTATTTCGTCTGAAAAAGTAGAAGCAGTTACGTTGTCCGTTGACCACTTCAAAAAATCAGGAAGTACGGTCTTGAAGGACAAGGGCACATTTTTAGGTGAAAAATCTGCGTTTACTTCGGGGGAGACCACACGGTAAACCCCTCTATTTGTCTTAGGTGTTTCCCCCTCGTTAATAATTGTAGCCCTAAATTTTTGACGCCTGTTAGGTGTAACTGTCGACACCACGGGCCAATAGTGATCCCAAAACTCACCCGTCAAAGAAACGTCCAGACGATCCAGTATTTCAATAAAGGCTGTATCGCAGTGAGTGGGATGGTCGAAGGCAATCCACGGGATAGTTCGACCTGTCATAGAAGCTACAAGCTGAGCGCCGAAACTAAATACAATACTCCACGCCCACACGGACTCATGCCCCGTAGCGGCTCGTAAGTTACTGATCACCTCAGGACGCCAGCGATATTGACAGCCGGGCGGCCCTCCTACGTCTTGGGGTAGCAAGTACTGCGTCGTTTTGTACGCGCCACCGGAGATACGCAAGTTCTCAAATTGAAAACCTTCCCCGTCCCACCCAAGACGATCTTTACCTCTTACAATCTGCGGTAACCGAAACGCGAGCGCTATCTGCATAAGTCCTGCGTAATTAGCAGGAAGCGTTTTCTCACAAAAATATCCGTTTGCCTCGATCAAAGCCCACAAACTGTTATTTAACGATCGCTGACTTTTACCGGATATACGGAACGGGATACGGTCATCCCGAATACAAACTTCACCGATGTACTCAGGCAACCTCTTTCCCCGAGTAACTATCTGTTGCACTTCCACATGGCCCGGCAATATGGGTTTCTCTTTGTTACTGCGATACCATACCCCGGAACGTTCTGTATAAGACGCTCGACCTATCGTAGTTGTATGTGTGTAATGCTGAGACCGATCCTTCGGAAGTTTGAGGGCGTCTTGTACCTCATTAAAAAGCCCATAGTCTAATCTAGAGCAAGCAGCCAGCAGTTCGGATATTTGACCGTCTGTTGTTGCGACACCCTTCGACCACTCATACAGGGCAGCCTTCCATTCCTTTGCCTCCGAAAGCACCATTCGCTCGATGTCGTGCATCGTCTTAAAATCACGAATCCAATGCGATATTCCACGATAGTCATATTTTCTAGGCCCTACGTTCAGAGTCAAAGAACCGTCTGAAATCATGCACTGGTACAGTACAGCAGCACTGGGAGCCCATTCCCAGAAGATTAGATTCTTACCGTTAAATAAGTGCCAGTTATGAGAAAGACGATATTTCTCATCTGCACGCCATGCAATGACAGGCAGCGGCTGCATCGAAGTATTAAAATTGCGAACTTGAATACGCAACATTGCTAGTGCGTCACTCATGCAAATTACGTGGGCACTATCATAATCAAGAACTGAGTTTATACCTGCAAATCCGACCGAGGCGTGCTGAGCATTACGGCGTGAGTAAGTCTTGAACACATAATCTTGCGCCGGACGACCTTGTCTTCCTACAAACAAAAGACTAGACACATCTCCGGGAGCCCTGAAATATGGCACCACAAGAACGTCCGCCCAACGGCTTCCTACAAAAAAATCAGATTTTTTTTGATTAACTCGTTCGGGGTTCCATATTCTGTGAATCTCTTCCACGTGTGAAACGCCAAATAACTTCGCAGGGCCCGCTTCTACACGTTTCACACTCATCTGACTTGTGCGAAGCCCTAGCTTGGCCCGTAATTTTCCTAGCTTTTGCGTGGGTTTAAACAGATTTTTTCGTGCGCGGCCCCATAAACGAAGAGCCTTTTCCCGGGGAATAACCTCTCGTTTGATGTAGCGATTTATATCGTCAGACGTTACGCTAACGGAAGTAGCGGCACTTAAACGCTCCACTGCCACAGAAAGAGGAACGTCCCAGATTTTTGCCGCTAAATCGAGTATACTAGAAGAGTAGTGACAATCAAAACAGTATGCCCATTCCTCCCCTGATTTGGTATCCTGATAGATTGACAGTTTACCTTGGCAAAATGGACACGTGGTCCTTGCCGGAAGAACTGAGTCAGTCTCGGGTAATCCCAGTACCGGGGCTATCCGTGACCAACATAAGACATGGAGAGTCATAATATGCCATCGCCTACAACACAAATTATCGACCCGGCCAGTGATGTCAATCGGGAAGAACTTGCACGTTTAAGTAAACTGTATGATTTTCCTGACTTTGTCAAACAAGCCGATATTTCAAACACGATGAATCCGGAAAATCCTGCTACCACCACTTACGCCGATCCTGTGAGATACAAGTTTGCATGTCACACACCCGCCGCTACTTGGCTTTCTAGCTTATATTTTCACGAAAAGAAAGCAGAATACCACCCTAAAGATCGTAACCGTATTGAGCAACGTCTGCAACATTACGTAGATTACTGGCGAATTAAGCCAGCTTACGATAGTGTAGTTAAGCAAGCGAATGACTTCGCATCGCAAGAACTTCCTGATTCGGCTTACGGGTATGTGTGGGTAGACGCACGAGGTCACAAAGAACGATTCTTGCCGCTCACATCCACACAAAATATTAAAGCTGCGGCTGAGTGGCTCGAAGAACATCGAGATACGCTGCCGTTCCATGACCGACATACGATAGCCAAGAAGTTGTTAGAGAAAGCCGCTGCCACGGGGGCAACATTTGGTGCCGACCTTAATCAGTTTGTAGAAAAACAAGCTGGCTATGGGATTCCCGACCCGGCAGAAATATATAAAATGCTCAATCAACGAGCGCAGTTATGTAAGAGTGCCGAGTATCGTGGACAAATCGAATCTCTTGCAAGTACCGTCAGAGGACAATCTCAGCTGGCGTTGCAACCGGACCAACTCGTTAAGCTCGCAGAAACTGTCGATATGATTGACCGTGCAATCCACTTGAACGGCAAGTACACCGACAACATTCAGCGACCTGAGGATGTAATATTTAAAGTCACATATACAAAAGCAGCATCCGATCGAGACTCGCTTTGCACTTTGCAGACCGGAAATGTTTACGATAGAGATCAGTTGTCCAAGCTCGCCCGTGAAGACGTTGAATCGTTGTTCGGAACTGACTTCGCTGGAGAAGTATCCCGAGGCTTGGAAATTGACCCAGAAAAAATGGCCGCAGTTGCGGAAACGCTCCCGCGACCGGATGCTGAACTTCTGGAGCACATGCTGTCAGAAGCCGGTCAGCAGCCTCAATTTGGAAAAGAGGCTGCCGACGTTGGGCTTTCTGACACTGAGCTAGAAGAGATTGCAGCCCTTTACGCCGTGTAAATTCTAGAATTTACGCCGCACATAGAACGCATCTACAATGACACTCCCGTAGTCTTCTAAGATTCCGGGAGTGGACATTACAGTCTCCAGCAGTTGATCAAATGCAACTGCAATGCTTTCTGCGTCTGTCCGCGTGGAATCAAAGTTAATTTCGATTTCCAGCGTGGCCTGATTGGGGTCATCCTTTTCGATAGAGACCCCTGTTGTACATGTCGTTACAGTTGTTCCTCTGTCATAAACAGGAACATCCGTCGTGTACTCAAAGTGAAATTGCCCGCTCATTTTTCTGTCCTTTTCTTGGAACTACCTCGTCCCTGAAACAAATCTTACACTGAGAACATGTCGTCTCAGTGATTCCGTTGTCGTAGGGACAGACCAAACTGCCTTTCGGGATATACTTCAATACCGTGGCAGCACTATCTCGAAATACGAGATCTACCCCGTAAGCGGGAAGATCATCGTCATTCTCCATCAAGTAAGCTACATTTGCAAACTTACTGGTAGGTGGTGGCCCAGTTTCACGGTCACAACTCCACCACATGTAGAAGTTAGGTTCCATACCCAGCTGCGACAGATGCACTAAGAACTCAGGGTCTCGCCACGATCTTGTGTAAGCATAAAACACTACAGCGGGATTAAGCTGTGCAATTTTAATCCACTTGTGAATATACTCTACGCTGTAGAAGTCTCCGCCAACATGAACGCGCACCACCTGCATAAAGTTACGCCGGATATCCGTGTTCGTCCTTTGTACGAAATCATCCTCAAGAGACTCCTCGTAGTTACGTTTGTGAGCGTCACTCACATTAGGCATTAAGAAAAATCCCTTTAACGCGTAGCACATGGATCTACATAAATCCGTAGCACCTACGCAGATAATGCGAAGGGCCGGGATAGTCCATCCCCAGATGAGCTTCCCGAGTTTCGTATTACCGTGTGTCATTGCCATGGACAGTCCTCCTCCGCAAACTTCTGAAGGAGTCCCCACAACGCATCAAAATTGGACAGCTTGTCCAAATACTGGGAACTATCTGTAGGGTTGTCACCCCACGACATTCCACCCGTCATTAACACACGATACTTCATTCCCGGAAAGGAAATCGACGCCATATCTCGGGGATTGTCTACGTGCTCTAATACCTCAAAACAAGCATCTAAGATGTCTGCCCGGACTAACGTCGCCAGCGCCTCCGTCTCCGCGCCTTCCCCGTAGGTCATGTTCATAGTACCTAGCTCGGGAAGTTCCATATGAAGATAATTCTCGTTGTAATCGAGAACATCATTATCCGAGACTGCCTCTACAGTCTCTGTAATCTTGTCCTTACGCTCTTCCGTTAGCTCGCAATGCGGAAGGGCGTATAAAAGAATATCAGCACCCATTTACTTATCCTCCTGTCCTGCTGCTCGTGCAAAGAACGAACGCGGAAGTGAAAACTCCGATGCACGGTAACGTACAACCATTGCCGCAGACGAAACGCCCATCGCGAATCCTGCTAACATCTCAATTAATTCAATACTCATGTCTAGTCTCCTTTTTCATTTGCCCAGTTAATACCGGGACCTCGTTTCATTGATTCATCACTAGATTTGAAATCACCAGCGACACAGAATTTTAAAACAGCCTCTAGTTCTTCCGTGTAGGGCTCCCTACCCCACACTTCCTTATATTCTTCCCTGATTTTGCTAACAGCTTTATCCATATGGTCAGCAGGTCCATCCCCGTTAACCATAGTCTCGCTAATACTCCACCAACCCATTTTTGGCCTCCTTCAACGCTACCGCCTTTAACTTCGCGCCTAACATACACAAGGCTTCGTGATAGTTACTGCTGAAGTGATTAGATTCGTAGTGATGTCCGAACTCGTGGATGATCAACTCATCCAATCTCCGTGTCCCAACAGCACCCTTCTCGTCGCACCATTGCATTCCCAAGTTAGCCACGTTGAAGTCGAGCTGACGGCCACCGTAAGCCGCAGCCCACGACTCACGCTGAAAACGCGTGGGACCTTTGACGAAACGAACTGCTATCGTCGCACCCATCAGACTTTTTCCGAGGTCCTCGGCATACTTACGGACTTTCTTCATTCCGTCAGTCAGCTCGTCGTCTTCAAGCACATAGACCGGAGGTGCATTAGGATCGTCACTGTAGGCTCCCTTGCCTGCTGTGGGATACTGCTCCGACGATGACCGCAACGTACCTGCCCCTTTCAGGTTCGTACGCTGACCGCCTGTAAGACCACGAGAGGGAATAATCGTATACCCCTCACTCATGGCTACAGCATTGGCCTCGGGATTCGTCGGGTCAAACGAAACACTCTTCTCGCCGTATTTCTTAACACGGAAAGTCTCTGCTGCCTCATCTTCACAACGATCATCGCTCGTCGCTTCGTTAACCCACGTGGACTCTGTGTCCTCCTCGGTCAGTTGATCGTGCATGTTATTAACAACAGACACACGAACTTCCCGTAGAAATGCGGGCGTAACGTTGTCTCTCTCAGTATTGAGAGGAACCTTCTGCTGAATGCTTACGTGCCAACGATCACCTGTCTCCACGACAGGAATACCCAGCTCATAGAGCATGGGCGTTTCACCGTCCTTGGCCTCGTAAACACACACCTCGGTCTTGCGACGACTGGGCCGCAAATCCTCACCAATCTCGGTAGGGAGTGTTTCCCCCCACGTTGCGATTGGCTCACGACCCGCGATCTCTGCACCATTAACACAGAGCCTCAACCCATCTCGCACGATCAGCTGGGGCATATATTCAATCAGCTGATTGAACTGATGATTGGTACACCGGATTTCCAGTGTAACCTTAGTGCCTTCTTCGCGCTTTCTGCGACGGTACTCACGGCGGCCATTTTCATCAAACACAACCGTCCCGGTAGTCGTCTCAATTGTGGCGCTGTAGCAGAAGGAAAGAACAACCTTCTCTCCGATGTTAAATCTGCCCGCCTTCGTGGGATTGTCCTTCTTCTCAGAAGGTCCAAACATTTCCCAAGCATCCTTCAGATTAATAAAACCGGGGCCGTTATCCTGTACGATAATCTCCGCACGAGCAAAGCCATCAATTTTCGTAACGGTAAAGAGACACTCCGTCGCGTCTGTATCCATCACGTTCTGATACAGTTCAGCGGCAATCATGCCGAAGCCTCGACGTGCGAGGAGACGTTCATTAATTTGTCGTAAACCGTCTCGATTAACCGTAATCCACTCACTCATACTAAGATCTCCTTGACTTCAACAGCAACAGTCGTGTTACCGCGACGTTGCCGAGGTTCGACCTTCTTCTGGTAAGACTGCTGCACGCGTTCTACGCGATCTTTCACGAGTGAAATCTGCGGCGCATATTTCTGTTCTACCTTATCCCCAAGTCGAATCATCTTCTTCATGGCTGATTCGAACTCGTCGAGAACGTCAATCTGTTCTTCCGGCTCCATTTCACTAATCAAAATAGCCAGCGCTTCAATAACGGGCGGCTTAAAATGCGGCGTGACCGTCGTGGCCTTACCTGTTTGCACAGTCCCGTTCACGTCCAGCTGGACCACCTCGGACACAGGGAACGTCGTTCCCGGCGGCAACTCAGGCTTCGTCTTCGTCAGCGTCTTCAAAATCGCAATGTGTACTTCAGGTCTCATATCATTTCTCCTCTAGAAAGGTTTTTTCGATGCACTCAATTTCCGCCTCAATTGCACCGCTCCTGCGGCTAAACGGCCCTAACGTGGGACCGTCAAATATCCGTGCTCTCCATTTGCACGGCCACTTACGAGTAAAGGCTGCCATGACACTATCGTCAGCACAACGCTTCCGGATCATATGAAAAAACCCACGAAGAACCCGGTTAACGGGCTCAACGTGGGATGCTCGACGTTTCGTCAAACCTAGTTCTTCATCTCCCGGCTCGTAAATCTTCAGAACATTACCGTCGGGTTTAACAATGATACTTTTCATTCCATTGATATCCTCCGTCTTGGTATCTTCCGTTTAGGTTCGCTGCCCTCAACCACCACCCCCAGAACCTTCACACTTACAGGCGGCTTTCGAATGATCGCTTGCAAGTGTGTCGATTCCTTGGGGGTGGATGGAATAATTACCGTTGGAACATTTCGCTTATCGTTGATGGCGACCAGCAACTTAAACTGCGGAGTTTTTTGGATTTGATCAAGTGAAAACTCACCCGGAGCCATCCACTCCATCAAATCCTCTTCCACCACAGTAGCGAAGGCTAGTAATTTATCAGGCTTCGTCATGCGACCCAAACGAGTGTGGAGTTGTTTGAACGACATCGCTAAATAACGATTTCGCGCATACTCCACATCTTTGGGTTTCGCTATCATCCAATTCTCCTTCGGTGAACTTTCTGCTTCTTCTCACGTTGGACAAGTTGCCCCTCAATAGAATCCGCTAACCCGGCAAGCTGCGATCGCGCAGTATTACGGGCAAAGCCGCCCTTCAGTTCCTTGGCAATTGCCCCGGGCGTGTGCCCAAAGTTCACCAAAAGATCCTGAAGTTGGGAAGCAAAGGAACTGATGGCGGGACCATCCTCACCCAGCATAGTTTGGATATTTCCAATCTTCTCAGCCAACGTCATGAGCTTATCAATGCCGCTGGAATACAGCTTGCAGTGCTCGTCTGTTGCATACATATTCAGCTGGGCTTTGAAATCCGCAACCGGAATAAGGTGCTCCTTAACTCCACTCCCCTTAACCTGAGTGAAAACCAACCACGAGTCGGCAGGAATATTCTGAGGATCATCCTCGTGCTTGAGGATTTTCTTTACTTCGTGCTCACGAAGATGCCCGTACTCACTTCCAATAGCGGGAAGCAGCCGCTGTCTAGTACCAAGCTGCCTCACAACGTCTCGTACGTTGTCAAGCAAAGTCTCAACGACTTCACCGACTGCTGCACCAACAGTGGCATCCAACCACGCAGCATTCGTCTTGCGAAGCTGTTCCGCACTACGCGGCGCAACCTTCTCAAAATCTATAGTGATGTTGATCGGGCTGAACGTAGGTTCAACAACCGTCACATGCGGTGCAAGGCTCTTAGGATACTTGGGTTCCATTAGATCCCACGCGTCTCCAAGGGCTATTCGGTCTTCCGTGCGAAACATGTCAAGTCGCTGATCAAGACCGGCTCCCCACATGATATACGCGTCAATAGCCGGGGTAATCTTCTCGGTAAACTCATCAACCAAGCTCTTGAGAATGATCCGCTTACCTGATTCCTTCTTGGAAATCAGCTTAGCACCATCGTCGGTAATACCTGCCGAAGATATAGCTACCTGCTGTTTAGGTAGAGTATACTGGTCCAAGATGGCTGTGATCTGCCGCTTGATTGCATTCCCTTCCTTCAGGTAAGGGTGCGAATCCGAGCTGAGGATAGCCAATCGGCCCCGAACACGACGTTGATTCGTGTCCGTAGTCTCAGCCCATTTCTTCTTGACTTCCTTGGGAATGGCAAACGATGTGGGGAGAGATCCAAGCTCCATCTCCACAGTCATGCACTCTTCCTGAAGGAAATCTCCGACAGACTCCGAACCGGAGTTCTGCACGAGGGTATCAAAATCCTCGCTCGGTCCCAAGTCTCCCGGGGTATCAATCGTATCGCCCCCGAGGTAGTCCTGCTCCTCCTGCGTAACCTGTTGGAGGAGTCCATCGTCCTCCGGTTGTCCAAACAATTCTTGTTGGTTAAAAGTCATACTCATTTTTCCACCTTATTTTTATTGTTCTGATACCACTCAATGCCTCGGCTGACGGCAATAAACGGAAGTGCCAAAATAACTCCGATACAGAGACCAAGGCCTTGGGTAAAGCTTTGAACCACCTGCACCCAGCCCGGAACCTCGAAAGTCTTCGTTTCAGTTGTCGAAACTTCCGAAACTGAACTTTCTTCCTTAGCTTCGTCCTCACAAACAGCCGTAGTTTTTTCTGCTAACCTCATTTGTTCACACTCCTAACTGTACGTTTCGGTGCTTGGCTACCAGAGGCAGAGCTTTTCTGCTTCCTCGGATGAACAAAGAGTTCATTCGTCTCAGCATCAATACAGCCCGCATCTTCGGCCCAATCCATTAACTTATCCAAGACAGCCTTCCCGGTACCTGAGTAGGAGATCTTGATATATTTCGCTGCTTCACGCAGGGAGATTCCCTGCTGCTCACTCATTTTGCAGCACACTTCGATGTCCGCCGGTACCCAATAGTCATCTTCGGGAAGCTTCTGCTCATCCAGCTCGTGGCGAGAGATATACATCTCCCACGCCGCGTCTTTCGACTCACGTGAAGGAAAGCCCACGAAGTACGTGGTATCGAATCGACCAGATCGAGTGAATTCCGGCGGAATAGCACTCACGTCATTAGCAGCGGCTAACACTAGCACACTGTTCTGATCGTTCTGCCACGTCAGCATTCCACCTGCGACACTCTGACTAGTCCGTCCTTCGGACTCGTCACCGCCCGTAGGCATGAACCTCTGGTATTCATCAATACCGAGAATGCCGCCAATCGATTCAACTGTACTGAGCATCTTGCGGAGATTCTTGTCAGTCTCCCCGAGCCACTTGGAATACAAGTTGGCAGCAGACATCTCAGATAGCGGCATCCCAAGTTCACCGGCAGCACACTTCATGATGAAGCTCTTCCCGGTACCCGGAACACCAACGAGTAAAACGCCCTTCATCTTGGCACGGTCAGGGATACCAGCACGATTACCACGCTGGAGGAAACCCTTCAGACCGTTCAGCCCGATTACAGACTTGAAGCTGAAGAAGTCACGCTCAGGACGAAACTTCGCTTCAAACTCTTCCGTAGGCATCGGGTCAAGCCAGTGCTCCTTGATCACTTCACTATCTGAATAGCGAAGACGGGCACGGATGTTATCAGCGGGAACTTCCCGGTTCTGCTGATGCGTTTCTTCACGCAACATCGTCACATCTGAGAAGCCTTCAAACCCGCTATCGGGTGTTGGCCAGAGTTTTACCTCTTTTTGGAACTCCGGGGTCCAGAGCTGCAAAAGCCCCTGTTTTCCTAGATACTCTGCTTTCATACGCCAGATAGCGCCTGTATCCAGACCCTTGTAGCGACTCAGAGCCTCGCTAACGCTTCTTTCGGTCCAAGCCCGGCTCAGCCCACTAGTAGCCGCAACGGTCCTTACAGCCGCGTCTTCGTCCTTCTCAAGACCGCAAGCATCAGCCAGATCTTCGATGATAGCATGACGCTCGTCGTTATCGGGAAGGTCATGGAAGACACCAGCAACGTGCTCGCGTATTTCAGCAGGCAACTCTGCACCTGTGCTCACCAAGAGAACCAACATCACGTCAGTCATACGACCCACGGTGATGAGATGTTGCACTGCCATGAGAAGCCGAGCATTGATGTTCTGGTTTCCCTGCGGCATCAACTCCCGATCAAAGTTTCTCAACACGAGAACCTGTTTGATATCATGACTCGCGCTATCGTCTCCATTTTCTGCGGCACGTTTACGTTCATCAGCAATGTCCAAAAACATCTTGATAGCGTCAAACGCACTGCATGCTTCTGGCTCATCTGCCGTCATCCCTAAAGCAGCAAGTTCATCAGCATTAGATTCGTTAGCTGCCACAGCACTCAAAATATCTCCGTCGATATCCTGAAGACCACGGACCGCATCATGGAAAGCCACAAAGACTTGTTCCTTAGGTTCTTGTGCGGCCTTGTTGGTGGCATACACGCCACCACGAATTTCTTCAATCACGTCTTGTGACTCTTCAGTCTCAACAACCACGCAACCTTCACCCATCCGGATGTTCTCGTGGATCTTATGAAAAACGCTACTCATTTTCTGTCTCCTTAAGCTGACCACCACCACCGCGATAAAAATCGTCGGTTTTGCGGTCGGTTTTGTCATCACCCAGCAGCTCCTCGAAAGGAGCCGTAGCCTTGTAACAATCCGCACCTGTAAACCCTTCCGCCGTTATTTCTGTCTCGGCATCAGGCTTAATTGTGATAATTACTTTCTTAGCCATTATTTGTTCTCCTCGATTATCCAGTCTTCAACGATGATTGGGGTTCCTTCTCCCACGTATGCACACGCAATGTTAAATCCGTAATGCTCTTGGGCGGTCTCATAGTCCATCCCGTCGTCACCCGCCATGAGGGATTCGATAATCTTGGTAGCGCTATAGACCACCAGAGGCGTACCTGTGTACTGGCATCCAATGCCAATAATGGCGTCATCTAATCCGTCCATGAACATTGCGTCAGGATTCATCTCCTGAATCATCTCATCTATTTCTTCACGTACGCTCATTCTAATATCCCCGCTTCTTTTTCTTCTCCACTACACCAGCGGCATATAGCCACATCGTCAGTTGAGCAAAATGACTGTTCATATTTCGTACCGCACTCACGGCACTTAAACATTGCCTCTTTTTTCCCAGTAAAAGGCGGGAAAGTAGAATGATAAAAAGGTTCATCACTCATTCTGAGATCTCCATTCGGACAGAACCGTCCGCTAGTTTTTCTACTTTAGTAACCTTCTTACCCTCTTTCTGAGCACGGTTACGCATAGCAATAACGGTATAACGCTGGCGAAGCTCCTGCCCCCAGTCATCACTTGTTTTCCCGTCTTTCTCTACCTGCTTGTAACCACCTAAGCCCTTCGCATCGAACAGGCCTTTGCCATTCTGATAGAAGTCAGTCATCAATGTGTACTCACCCTTCTTGTATGGGTGAGGTACAACACCAACTTCATAGGCTTTCCCATGCTCTGGGTGACCCTCTTTATATCGGATGACGTATTCCGAATCTTTGCTGATAGACTTTTCTACCTCGTCGAGTGCATCCTTAAATTCTGGAATTTGTTTGAGCTTTCTTAGCTCTTCCAGAGTTAGCGGATTATTCTCAACATCAGCCAGCTTCTCAGGAAGAGTAACTCCTTGAGTTTTAGCTAGGGCGTGCACGTCATGACCGTCCTTAGTCATCTGACCGATTGCCTTTAACTGGTATAGCGCGGCTAACGGATAGTCTCCCGCCAAGGAGCCGTGATCCGTAACCCACGTTCGATACTCGGTTCCCCGTACCAATTCTAGGTCGGGACAACCTGCCTTCACGGCTTCAAGCAATGCCTGAATGTCCGTGATCTTGATTTTACTTTCTGCTACGTGTGACATAGTTTACCTTTCTGTTCAGTAAGTGATTGAGGCACATAATGCTCTACCTCGTCAGGGTAAAAACACAGGCCTTTCAAAATCCCATCACGGCCATAGTCGATATCGACGTCCAACAAAGGCTTACCGAGAAGGTTCTCGGATAAACCCCTGACTACCGCAATCTCATCGATGTAATCTCGATGTAGGATTCGTATCTTGTCGCCGACTTTAAAGTCGTGCTTCTCGGGGCATTTTGCTGCCGCCGTCAGGGCTTCTTCCATAAAACTCATGTTCTACCTTTCTCTGTAATAAATAACTGAGCCACGAGCATCACCACGAAACTTGGTGACAACTCTATGCTCGAACTTCTCAACGGTGACACGGTCGCAGCCCCACTCGCTGACGTCCCCGCCTGCTTCGGTGACCGTTTCACACAGTTGTTTCTTCTCTATACGCTGGGTGTACGCCTCAGCTTCCGCTAAATCGTTATCGTATTTTCTGTGGCGTACGAGCTCTGCATGAATATCTCTTGCAGGGTGTAGCCATGCAGGCCTATCGGAGCGGTACTCATCTCGCCACTCCCCCACACGTGGGAAAGGTTCCGCATCGCTTTCGTAATCCCAGCTATACTCGCTTTCCAATAAAGTAATTCTCTTCTGAATCACCCACACCTTTTCTTTGGCTTTGATAGCTTCTTTTTCTTTATCTTCAGCCCGGCGAGTTTCGTAGTCTCTCTCATCCCAGTAATGCCCATCAAATCGTTCATACTCCCACCGAGGTGTATAATGACCACGACACTCGTGTTGTCCTTCGAATTTAATGCCGCAATTGCCGCAGTACGCAGTAGGAAAGTATCTAACCTCCCACTGAGCTTTACAGGCCATGCACTCATACACCTCACAGCCGTCGTCGGAATATTCGACATCCCGATATTTGTTCAAACCCATAATTACTCCTTGCCATGCCATTAAAAAACCCCCATTGACCAGTAGTCAATGAGGGTAGTTAATTTTGTTATTATTTAATTCAGTTAGGGCTCATGATCTTCTTCATGATCTCTTCTTTGTTCCCTGATTTCACAGGTAATAGTTGTAGCTGCAAAAGTAACTCTTTGAAGTTGTCATTCAAAGACATCTTCAAGTCTTCCATCTTCTGCTGCTGTACCTCGTATATCGCTTGATACATCTCAGGGTCGTCCGACCACGTGTCTCGGACGAACTGGGTCGTATCATGCCCGCTAAGGGCCAGCATATCTGGTGCTGACATATAACCCTCATCCCGCATTACCTGTGACATGTACTCAATGATCTCCGCAGAGAATTGAGTATCCTCAGGGTTGTCTCCCTGCTCGGGAGGCCACAACAAGAACGCTTCCGACAATCCCCATAGAATCTCACCAGCCGTCGCCGGGTCGAATTCATCAGGTTCTGCGTCATCACCAGAGAGAATGTTCACCAGCTCAATAAACTTCAATACATCTTTGTAGAAGTAATTAGTGGTGACAATCGAGATGGCTGCCATGGTCTTATCCAAGGTTTGCTTGGTAATATTCACAGCATAATCATCTTTGAGCTCCATACTAATAGTTTCAGGAGCCCACTCTAGTGCCTCTGGACCATAGGTGTCCAAGAGAATAAGTAACAGAACAGTGGCGTGCGTGCTTTCTTCCATTAAAAGCGTTCGCGTTACCACTTTGGGATTGGTACTAAGCATGTTCAGCCTCCGTGCTGGGGGTGCTTTCTATTTTAACCAATCGGTAGTGCATTCGGCTATACAACTGTATTACATCACACATGATGTGTGTAACCCCGTATTCCGGAAGTTCTTCGACATCCTCGAAAGTCTCAGCGTCAAAGAACTTTTCACGCCTGCTGCATGATACCCACCGACTATCGCATATCGCCACGGTGAATACCGAGACTTCTTCGTTATCTTCGAAGTCAACGGAGAGTCCTTCGATACATGGACACAGTGTCCGAATAATCTCTAGGATCACCGCATCCGTGAAGATGCCCAGATGTGATAGCCAGTCTACAAGCGCAAACTGTAACTGCGAATAAACAGAGAGAGTATCTTCCGTAATACCCAGTTGTTTACCGTACCGTTTGACTTCTTTAAGGTCCAGAATGGCTAGGCACTTGGCCCATTGCTCTAAACTAATTTCTTGCATATTGGAATATCCACACGGTAAGAGCACACCTGACGTTTAGGATGTTGCGGGGGAAGGTCAGTATCATTCGCAACTTTCTCTAGCGTATCGCCGTCCTGATTCACAGCGTAAGCTGGGCTACTAACCCCGTTAACACGAGGATCAGAACAACCCAACTTTGCCGCATACCCGATAGCCAGATTACGAGCACCCATAGAACGCAAATCTTCAATGGCTAGCGGAAAATTATGCCGCTCTTCACTTTCCAGTACTACAATTCCAGACCCCAGATCATCTGCAAACTTACTGAGATCTTCTCGAACAAACAAACCCATGATTTTCTCCTTCGGTAAAAGTACAACACATAGTCTTATTCTCTAATAGCTAAGGGGGAAGGTCAAGCGTATGAATGCTAACCAACCCCGTCCGCCTGCACAGAGAGCAGTCAGGCTGAGATTGTACCACATTGTACACATCTCAACGCATAACTGCCTGCTCCGTGCAGGCGATAAGTCACTCTTGTGACTACTCTGCTCCTCGACCGTAGCCGATGAGCTTGCTTCCGCCGAGTTTAACTGCGACTCGTCGATTTCCATCGAACCGGATCGTCCCAGCGTGTGGGGCTACCTCTAGCCCCAGTTTCTCGATGAGTGCGGCTTCGGGGAACTTCCCGCCGTTATCTAGGCATAACCTATCGAAGAAGTCGAGGGCCGCTTCGGGGTTGACGTTGATGAAAGCTTTCATCACCGGTGGCAATAGAAAGCTTGAATCAATGCGGGTGAGTATATGCTCACCCCGTCTTGGGTTTCTGCCTAATGATAACGTCCCGTTGTGGACGGGACGATTGCAGACGCTCAACGCGTCAAACACCGTTTGCGTTTCAGAAATATTCATAT